TGGACAGGCTCGTTTCCAAATGGCGTTTGTTGCGGTCCTGTTTTGTCTCCCACGTTTCCTCTGAGGTGTCCGTTGTTCGTGGAGTTGCCCAATGCGTCAAGTCGGCTTCCGACCCACCAGAGGCGCTGACGGATGTGCGGAGCGCCGACGCCCGCAGCGCAGAGATCGACCGCCCCGCTGGCGTAACCCGTTGCTTCCAAGTCAGTGCATACAAGGTCGAGCCAACCGAGGCCGTCTTTGCTTGCAACTTGCTCACCAAAGACGATGTCAGGGCGGCACTGGCTGATGAGGTGGTGGAATGCAGGCCATAAGTGCCGCTCATCAGCAAACCCCGCTCCTTTGCCTGCCGCGCTGAAAGGTTGGCATGGGCATGATCCTGTCCAGACAGGGCGGTCGTCTGCCCATTTTGATTGGCGTAATGCGTAGGACCAGACGCCAATTCCTGCGAAGAAGTGGCACTGAGTAAATCCGTTGAGGTCGTTTGGTGTGACATCTTCTATGCTCCGTTCATCTACTATGCCATCTGCAATGTGGCCCTGTTTGATCAATTCCCGCAGCCATGCAGCGGCCTTTGGGTCGTATTCGTTGTAATACGCAGTCATTTCATTCTCCGTAAGACTGATGCGGCTTGGGGCATCCCAGCCTCTTCCAAGGCTTTGATGCAGTTGATGTTCGGGGCCACAATCTTGGTGGCGGTTCGGTCGGCCAAGAAATCAATCTCAGCCGACAGCGTGGCGATCTTCTTCTCCAGATCGCGGATGATGTCGTCGTGGCGCTCAATGTGAGCAAGCGCCAAGAGGGACAGGGCCGACCCATCGGCCAGCAGTGCCTTGTGGATCATGCTGGCACCTCACTCAAGGCGCGGTCCCAGTCGCACTTGCCCGTGTCGCGCAGGATTTCAACGGCGCGGGCTGCCTGTTGTGGGGTGGCGTTCCAAGCGTTCTTTTCGCTGTTGTTTGTCTTGTCTGGGTAACAAAGTTCTTCTACCTCATCCCATAACGTTCCCTCTGGGCATATGGTCAGCACCGCGTCTGGCAAAATCATTCTACGGGTGTCCTCATTGAAACTTTGGACCCACCCGCCGATGCACATTGCGGAGCCGCAGGGGTGATCAGTCATGTCTTTGTTACAATACGACCACTGCATATCAAACCCATCTTTGAGGTCGGGGTCGTTGTCGTTTAGCGCCTTCAAGAACTCTGCGAGTTCGGTCAGGTTGTTCAGTTTAGGCATTTTTCACTCCTAATGTTAATGTCCGTGGTGGATATCTACGTTGTGAAAATAGTTTTGTCAACAGTGAAAATAGTTGTTGCAATGTCAATTATTATAAATTATATAAATTACATGAGGCAGTGAGCCTCGCCAACCAGATGGAGATTAGAATGACCGTTACCCTTGCAGACCGTTACGCCGCCCTCAAGAACGCCGCAGACACGGCAAACAAGGCGCTGGACGCGCTGAAGGCCGAGATCAAGGCCATGGGCGTGGAAACCATCGTCGGGGTCACCTGTGACCTCACACTGAGCCTGTCCGAGCAGAAACGCCTCGACGCTTCGCTGCTCAAGAACTTCCTGACCGACGCCGAGATCGAACTGTGCAAGAAGCCCGTTCTGGTCGAGACGATCCGCGTCAAGGCAAAAGGCTTGGTAGAGTAATCAACTGGGGGCTTCGGCCCCCACCATCATTTATGGAGAAAATCATGCGAGTTACAAAGACACATCACTTCACCGACGGCGAGTTTGGATATTACGCTGACTGGTGGGACACCGACGACATCTGGTGGGACAAACAGGGTGACAAGGAGCCGACCGCCGAAGACATCAAGGAGGCGCGGTTCTTCTGGTCCCTTGATGGACACGACGAGGCCCTAGCTGCCGCGCACAAGGCCAGACTTTACCCAGACGCAAAGGAGGCGTGAGATGACCAGAGTTATTGTTGAGGTGAAACCAAACGACGCCGCACGGGAGTATGCGGCAAACACCGACGGCGTCGAGGTTTATGACGACAGGATCGTCTTGGACGGGATGGCGCAGCACATCAGGGACGCCATAAACGCCTTGGCCCGCATCGGCATGATCGAAAAGCCAAAGCCGCCACGGGCAGTGTTTTTTATCCGCGACCCAGACGGTAAGCGTCACCAGCGGATTTCCGACAGAAACGTTTATGCATACGCTGTGGTGTCAAAGTTTAACCGAGACAGCGTGATCAAACAATTCGTTGATCATTACTCAAGCAAAAAAGTATTAGTGGAAGAATATCAGCGGCGCGTGGATTTGTTTGAAAGTGATGATTTGTTGCGTATAAAACTTGGCGCTGATTGGCTTGACCCATATGATGACTTTGATGATTTCTGTGCAAAGTGGCCAGCCAAGTGCGTTGAGTATCACGAAGAGGAAATCAAAGACATCGAGGGGTACAAGGTTTCGTTTTACACAAACATTGGGAGAGCCGAGAGGGCAGCCGAGGCCCTTCCAAAATATCACTACATCCATGTGGCAACTTTAGAAACTGAGAGGGAGGGTGGCAATACGGGTTTTGAGTGAGTAGTTAGTGGAGTGCGTAGTGGGTGTCTGCTACGCACTTTTTTATGCCTAAGTTATTGAATGCAAACAATATTGTGGCAAGTAATTAGTAGTTAGTGTGGATAGTAGATAGATACACACATATACACAGATACATAGATAGGGGGTACCCCCCCTATATAAATAAAAAGGAAGAGACAAAGAGATATATATATATATATACTATATACTATATACACTATATACTATCTATATTTCTTATATTTATCAATGACTTAGGTATCAAAAAGTTCTTAGTGACCACTACACTATAAAGTCACTATCCACTTTTCGCTTGCAATGCCCATTGGTGATGTTATTGAGGTCACATCCGAAACACAAACTGGAGAGAAAACATGACGAAATACGCAAACATGATTGGCTGGACCGACATCCACCCCTTCGAGGTTATCCGCGTGGTGAATGACAAATTGCTTGAAGTGCGCGAGATGGCGGCGGTCGAACTGGAGTGGGAGAAGAAATTCTTCGGCGGTGGGTTTTTGGGCAACGTGGCCAATGGTGAGGATCAGCGGTGGGAAATCACCCCGAAACTCGACGGCCCGGTGATCCGCATCCGACTGCGCAAGGATGGCAAGTGGTATGACCGCAACGGTGACCGCTACGTGGTGTCCGAAGAGCCACGTCGGTATTATGATTATAATTTCTAAGATCACGCGGGCGGAGTGCGAGAGGCTGGTGTTGGGGGTGCATTACGCCCACCGCTGGCCCTCGATCAGCCACGCATTCGGGCTGTTCAGGGATGGGGCGCTGGTGGGCTGTGTGACGTATGGCACCCCAGCATCCAGCCCTCTGCGCAATGGCATCGCGGGGGCCGATTTTGCGGGGTCTGTGTTGGAATTGAACAGATTGGTGCTGGATCACAACATCAAGAACGACGCGTCGATGCTGGTGTCAGCCAGCCTGCGGATGATCGGCGGCGACCACATCGTGATCTCCTTTGCCGACATCAGTCAGGGCCACCGTGGCGTGGTGTATCAGGCGCAGGTCATGCGGGACAAATACGGCGATGATTTCTATCTGGCACCACGGCCACGTAAACACCGATACATTAAAATCATCGGGTCGCGTGGGTTCAGGGCCAAGGCCGAGCGGGCGATCAAGTACGGAAGATTGCCTTATCCATGAAAATAGTTGTTGCTGGCCTCGATGGGGTATGTTACTGAGGTCACACGGGGCATGGTGCCTCACCAAACTGGAGAGACTGAGATGACGATTATTGAGATGGCAAAAGCTGCGGCAGATGTTGCGACTGAGGGATACCTGCAACTGTATCTTGGCGGCGAAGACGATTACCCCTGCGGGTTCGCGTGGGTTGACGTCACGCCGAAGCACAAGGGCAACACCAAGGATGGCAAGGCCGAGCGCGCCACGCTGACCGAGATGGGGTTCAAACTGGATTACACGGGAAAGAGGTTTTCCATGTGGAACCCGTCAAATTCATCGTTGCAAAACATGGACGCAAAGTACGTTGGCGCTGTGGCGGCGGCAAACGTGTTAAAAGAGGCGGGCTTTAACGCAGCCGCTGGCTGCAGATTGGATTGATGAGCATGAGCGATATGTTTGAAAGTTGGAACGAGGATGCGCTGCGGGAAAGTTGGGCCGAGGATATCAAAGCGGCAAACCTGACGCAGTCACTGGATCACGATATGCGTTTTATGATGAACGCATTCTGGCACAAGTCACGGAAGGAATTTGTGATGTGGACGGCGGGAGAGTTAAGCCGCCGTCTGGGCCTTGCGCCACGGGAGGCAACCCTATCACTGGCCCTGATGTGTCGAAAGGGCGTGGCCAAGCCAATCGGGCCGCAGGCCGATCCAATGCAGCGCGTGTACTTCCTGACCGAGTTGGGTGAGGACATCGCACGGGCGTCCCTGCAGCGCAGCGGCGTGATCGAGCCATACATGACCAAGGAAGATTTTAAGGAGACGCGCAGGAAGATGCAGCTTACGCGCAGCGACCTATCGTTTGCCCTTGGCATGCACGTCCACTTGGTAATGAATTATGAAATGGGGCGCATGGCCGTCCCGTTCAATGTGGCGCAGAAGATGAAGACCAAGCTGCGCCGCTCGGTTGCCCTGACCAGCGGGTAAATGCTGGCGGTCAGGTGTGAGAGCCGCGCCAGTTTGACGGCGCAATCCACATCAGCGCGGCAAGGTGTAAAAACTCCCCACCGAGGCCGCGCACCCTCAACTGGACTGTCGAGCCTGAACATGCTACATTGCCGCCATCCCATAAATGAGGTGGCGGCTATGCCTGTTATATTCGATATGACCGATGAACTGTTTGACGAAATCTGTGAGCGGATGGTGACGGGCGAGAGTGTCCGCACTATTTGCAAAGACGGACGCATGCCAGCTATTAGCACGCTGATGAAAATTTTGAACGCAGACCCTGATCGTTCGGCGCAATACTCACGCGCTATGCAAATGCGGGCCGATGCGATGTTTGAGGAAATCATGGACATCGCGGACGATGGCACCAATGACTTCATGTTGCGCAACTCGGAAGACCCGACATCGGTGGTGCTGAATGGTGAGCATGTGCAGCGCAGCCGCCTTCGCGTTGACTCGCGCAAGTGGGCGCTGGGCCGCATGAACCCCAAGAAATACGGCGACAAGACATTCCTTGGCGGCGTTGAAGACGCGCCCATCAAAGTGCAGAACACCATCGACGTGTCGAACTTGTCGCTTGAGGAACTGGAGACGCTGGAAAAAATTCTCGATGTCAGTAATTAAGCTTCCGTTTGCCATCGACGCGGTGGCGCAGCGCAAGGTGATCGAGAAGCGGCGCTGTGAGATATCTCTGGCCGCGTTTGTGAAGGCCGCGTGGCATGTCATCGAGCCTGAGCAGCCCTACGTCCACGGCTGGCACATCGACTTCATCTGCGCGCACCTTGAGGCCATCACGGACGGCGTGATCTTGGACGACGGCACGTATTACAACCGCCTGCTGACCAACGTACCGCCAGGCACCATGAAGTCGCTGCTGGTCGGCGTGTTCTGGCCCGCGTGGGAATGGGGTCCGAAGAACATGCCGTCGATGCGGTATGTCTGCGCCTCGCACAGCCTTGAACTTGCCCTGCGTGACAGCCTGCGAATGCGGCGACTGGTCAGTGATGAATGGTATCAGGGCCACTGGGGCAACCGCGTCAAACTGGTGGGCGATCAGAACGCCAAGGGCAAGTTTGAGACGACCGCCACAGGGTCACGGCAGGCGTGCGCCTTTACGGGGATCACAGGTTACCGTGGCGACCGCGTGATCATAGACGATCCGCATTCGGTGGATGACGCAAACTCGGAAGCCAAGCGGAAGACCACGACTGACCTATTCAAGGAAGCCGTGACCTCGCGCCTCAACAACCCTGACCGATCAGCCATCGTGGTGGTGATGCAACGACTGCACGAACTGGACGTGTCTGGCGTCATCCTCGACGCTGGCGGCATGGGGTATGATCACATCATGCTGCCGATGCGGTATGATCCGCTGCGGTCGACGCCGACGATGCTGGGATACGAAGACCCCCGCGAAGACGACGGAGAGTTGTTGTTCCCCGACCGCTTCCCAGAACACGTCGTTGACCGCGACGAGGCGGCGATGGGGCCATATGCGACTGCAGGCCAGTATGCGCAGTCACCTGAGCCACGGGGCGGCGGAATTGTGAAGGACAGTTGGTGGCAACTGTGGGAACGTGCGGAATATCCGCCCATCGAGTACATCGTGGCATCTCTTGACACCGCATACACCATCAAGGCCGAGAACGACCCCAGCGCCTTGACGATCTGGGGCGTGTTCGGCGGCAGTTCCGATTCGGCGGCGACCAGATCAGTGGACCGATACGGCAGGCAGATGGATGTCACCCGCAGCTTCCAGTCATCGGCGCTCGGCCCCGTGCCAAAGGCCATGCTGATGTACGCGTGGCAGGATAAGCTTGAGGTGCATGACCTGACAGAGAAGGTGGCGGACATATGCAAACGTATGAAGGTCGATGTGCTTTTAATCGAAAACAAGGCTGCGGGTCATTCGGTGGCGCAGGAGATGCGGCGTCTGTTTGGAAATGAGGACTTCACTGTCCAGATGTATGATCCAAAGACCCTCGATAAGGTGGCGCGCCTATACTCCGTGCAGCACATCTTCAGCGAGGGCATGGTGTACGCGCCAAACAAAGACTGGGCCGAGATGGTGATTCGGCAGACATCGTCATTCCCACGCGGAAAGCACGACGATCTTGTGGATACTGTGTCAATGGCCTTGAAACACTTGCGGGATGTGGGTATGCTTACACGAGCCGCAGAACGGATGGCTGAAATCGAGGGCAGCAAGCAGTTCCATGGGAACGGGGATGTGCCGCTCTACAACGTGTGAGGTATGGATTATGGACGACATTAATAAGATTACCGATATGGCCGAGGCCGTTGGGACTATGGCGCTTGAATATGGCCAGGACAATGGCATGACAGCTAATGAGATGATCAACGCAATGGTCGTTTCCCTTGTCATCATGGCGTTTGCCTTGAAGAAGGATGACGCTGACCTTGCCAAGCTTAAGGCCTCATTGGTCGATGCGGTGGCTGAAGTGTTTGAAGAGACAATCGGAGCGCAAAAATGACAGACGCCATGAGACTGCTTGCCTCTAACATTGCGGAATTCATTATGGCCGAGGGCTTAAATGGAAACTTTAAGCCTTCTGACATCGTTGAGGCCGCAACCGTTGGGCTGGCCGTAGTCACACTTAGTTTTTCTGTTGAGGGCCATGAGGCGGACACAATCCTTGATGTCATCGGGATGTTTCAGGAGGTGGGTGTTCATATGATTGAAGCAAAGAGGGGGGAAGCCGATGAATCGGATTCTGTGCAACGCTACAATTGACGGAGACACGGTGACGGTGGTGGGCGCGGGGGATCACAGCGGGGTCACCCGCACCTACGTCATCACGGGCGAGTGTGAGACATCCATGGCGATGGAGGGCATCCGCCGCTTTGTCGAAGAGTTTGAGGAAAATGATTATGAGTGAAGAGGCAAAAGACTTTGTGGCCATGGTTGTGTGTATGGCGTTGGCCCTGTGCGGAGTAATCTGGTTTCTCATCCCTAGCCCGATGCAAACCTGCATCAAGGCGGGATACGAGTGGCGAAGCGGCGACTGTGTGATGGGGGTGCAGAAATGACTGATTTTGATCCAACAACAAACCGCGTCCCGTTTTCCTTGATGAGTGAGGATGAACAGACTGCGTTGATCCACTGGCCCCACGGGTGGGAATATTATCTTTTCAAAGGGTGGTGTCCTGCCGATTGCCCCTCTTGGGATATGGGTGTCGTCTACCGTGGCAAGCCAGCGCCTGTGGTCGAATCACGATGGATCAACATATACCCCCGTGGCACATATTTAACACGAGATGGGGCAGACGAGTTTGCCAGCGAAGATCGCATCGCAGTCCTACGCATCGACACCTGCAACGGGGTATCAACGGCGCATTTGGAGGATGTGAAATGATTATCAACGGCAGACAATTGATTGAGGCAGCGCCCATCAAGGGCATGATCAACGACAAGATGCGCCAACATGGCGTGTCTTTTGGCCTGTCCGAGGCGGGGTACGACATCCGCATCAAGCAGGATGTTGTGTTCTACAAGCCAGATAAAGACTACCTGTCAGGGGTGATTGTAGACGGTAAATTTTCACAAGGCGACTTCTGCCTCGCCAGCGCCATCGAAGAGTTCCAGATGCCGTCCGACTTGGTTGGCATCGTGCATGACAAAAGCACATGGGCGCGTCAGGGGCTGTCGGTGTTTAACACCGTTATAGAAAGTGGATTTTGCGGTGGACTTACCCTTGAACTTGTATATCATGGACGAGAAGGTCTGCACATTCCCGCAGGAGCGGGTATTGCGCAAGTGATCTTTCATCAGACAAGTTCAAAGGCGTCTTACAGTGGAAAATATCAAGGGCAATCAACCGATCCTACCCCAGCCATCTTTGGGTGAAAATGAAAAGCGGGTGTACGCACAGTACACCTGCGCCAACTGCGGAGTTAATTCACCAGAGTGCGGGTTCTACAAAAACCCAAAACTTATTCGCGGGCATATCCCTTGGTGTGTATCTTGCCACTCAAAGCGCACCGTGAATCGCCGCAAAGCAAAGCGCGAGGTAATAGGCAAGCCAGATGGAAGGAAATGTAGGCCTCGCATGAGTGAAGAGGATAAAGCAAAAAGTGGCAGGGAAAGGGCAAAAAAGCACTATTACAAAAACCTTGAAAAAAGCCGAGAATATGCTCGTGATTACGCAAGAAAAAATGCAGACCCAGACAAGAAACGGCGCACAAGACTGAAGGCAAATTACGGCATGACGCCAGAACAATGGCAGGCCATGTTTAATGCCCAAGGGTGTAAGTGCGCTATTTGTGAATCCACGGACGCTGGTTCAAAGGCGGGCTGGAATACTGATCACTGCCACAAAAGTGGGCGCGTCAGGTTTATCTTGTGCGCTCACTGCAACAGGGGACTTGGAGCGTTCAAGGACAACCCAGATGTAATGAGGAAGGCTGCAAAAATGCTTGAAGAATTAGCTGACAACCCCGTGGAGGCGGTGTTTGAGTGACCTCAAGCCACCAGCAAATCAAGAAGGCCGCACTCTCGCGCCTTGGGGACATCCCCGCCAATCAGATGGACAGGGACAGGATCGCCATCGGCCTTCGGGACGAGATCGACGCCATACTGACGGAAAAGCATGACGCCCAGTGGGACCATGACACAAAAAAAGTCAGCCGCCTAAAGTACCAGCTTATGGTAAAGCGGACGATGATCAAAATCCTGTCTAGAAACGGGGTGCGTTGATATTCGTGGCTGCGTCTGCTAATGTGGGCGCAGCCATTACCTTTGAGGGAATACAATGTCAGGCTTGAACCCAAATATCCGTATGCATGATGATGAAGCTGATGCCGCGATTGGCCCGATGGATGTAACCGTTGAGCATGATGACGCGGAGCCTGAAGACATTCCAGAAATTTCCCAAGACGGTGCGATCCTCAAGATCGAACACGGCGACGGCTCAATCACGCTGTCGCTGGATGGTAAGCCACTCAAGGACGCCGACAACGAGAAGACGCCCCCAGAGGGCTGGTTTGACAACCTTGTTAGCGAGATTGACGACGAAGAACTGCAAAACATTGCCGACGACCTGATCCGTGGCGTCGAGGATGACCTTGAGAGCCGCAGCGAGTGGATCGAAGATCGCGCCCAAGGCATCAAGCTGCTGGGCCTCAAGATTGAAATCCCTGGGCTGAATGGTGCGGCTGACGGCGCGCCGATTGAAGGCATGTCAAAGGTTCGCCACCCGCTGCTGCAGGAAGCCGTCCTGCGCTTTCAGGCCAACGCACGCTCCGAACTGCTGCCTACCGACGGCCCCGTGAAGATTCGGGATGATGCCAACGGCAGCACGCTGCAGCGCGACGAGATCGCCAACGCGCTTGAGAAGGACATGAACCACTATCTGACCAGCACGGCGCGGGAGTATTACCCAGACACAGACCGCATGTTGCTGATGCTGGGTTTTGGTGGCACGTCGTTCAAGAAGGTTTACTTCTGCCCGCTGCGCAACCGCCCCGTCAGCGAGAGCGTGGACGCCGACAACCTGATCGTCAACAGCGCCGCCACTGACCTGTCCAACGCCAAGCGCGTCACGCACCGCGTGTACATGCGCCCCAGTACGGTCAAGCGCCTGCAGATCATTGGCGTCTATGATGACACCGACCTGTCCACGCCGCAGGAGATTTCGCCCGACGCCGCGCAGGACGCTAAGAGTTCGCAGCAGGGCATCACCGCCACGTCGGCCAACCCAGAAGACCGCGACCGCGAGATTTACGAGGTCTATTGCGAGTTGGACATCAGCGGATATGAACACAAGTACAAGGGCAAGGCCAGCGGCCTTGAAATCCCGTACCGCGTCACCATTGACGTGTCGTCGCGCAAAATCCTGTCAATCACCCGCAACTTTGATCAGGACACCGCAGACCTGCCAGAGGCGCGCACCAACTTTGTGAAGTATACATTTGTCCCAGGCCTTGGCTTTTACGACATCGGCCTGCTGCACATCCTCGGCAACACCACCAACGCCATCACCGCCGCGTGGCGAGAACTGCTGGACGCTGGCATGTACGCCAACTTCCCAGGGTTTCTGGTCAGCGACACTGGATCGCGCCAAAACACAAACATATTCCGCATCCCGCCTGGCGGGTCGGCGCAGATCAAGACTGGCGGAATGCCAATCAATCAGGCCGTGATGCCGCTGCCGTACAAGGAGCCATCGGGCGCGCTGATGTCACTGGTGGAGAACATGTCTCAGACTGGTATGCGTGTCGGCGGCACGTCCGAGGCTCAGGTGGGTGAGGGCCGTGCAGATGCGCCCGTCGGCACCACACTGGCGATGATCGACCAAGCCACCAAGATTATGAACGCCGTCCACAAGCGGATGCACTCAGCGCAGGCTGAGGAATTTTCCCTGCTTCTGAAGTGCTTCCGTGAGCATCCCGAAAGTTTCTGGCAGCGCAACCGCAAGCCCACCGTCCAGTGGAATGAGGAATTGTTCATGCAGGCGCTGAACGACGTGGAACTGGTGCCGCAGGCAGACCCGAACACGTCAAGCCACGCCCAGCGCGTGATGAAGATCATGGCGTTGAAGCAACTGCAGGCCGCAAACCCGCAGATGTATGACGAGGAAGCCATCGACAAGGCCGCGCTGCGTGCCATCGGCTGGTCGAACCCTGAGCAATTCCTCAAGCCCGCCGAAGCCAAGCAGCCGCCGCCTGAGTTCCTGAAGGGCGTTGAGGAGATCAAGATCGCCCACCAGAGGGCCGACGCCGACACCATGCGTGCGCAGGCAGCCATGATCGGCGCGCAGTCAAAATCTGGCGCACCGCAGGGTCCGCAGGGGCAGCCCGTGGACCCATCCAAGATGATGGCCGAGCAAAACAAGGCGCGCCAGATGGAGTTCTCCATGCAGCGTGACCAGATGAACGACCAGAACCGCGACCTCGACCGAGAAAAGGATTTGCGGGTTGAACAAATGCGCATGGACCGCGACCAGATGAATGATGCTGTTCGGATGCAGCACGAACGTGATATGCAGCAGCGTGACCACGCCGCAGACGCCGTAAAGCTGGCAATGCAACTCCGCAAACAGGGGAAGTAAATGGACAAGGACAAGGCGATCCGTGCGGCAAAGCTGACGGCCAAGGGTATGGACAAGAAACTTTTGCACCAAGATGGGCCTCTGTCGATCTATAAACAGTACGGCGATACCTATATTGCCGAGCATAATGGCCAGAGGGTTGGGGAGATGAACCTTTCTTCCCGCGCTCCATACGCCACAAGGGTTGAGGTGCATCCAGACTTCAGGCGTATGGGCATTGCGTCAAAATTGTATGATGTAGCTGAAAGCGATATTGGGCGAAAAATGATGCCAAGCCCTCTTGGGCTTTCCGATGATGCCACTAAAATGTGGAAGAAGCGCCTAAATAATTACGATGACATGGGGCAAAGGGCTGATATTGTTCGCGAGGCTGTCAACGTAGGTCGAGCGGCAGGCGTGGGTAAAAGCGCCGCTAATAGGATGATGCCGTTTGGGTATGATCCAGAAACTGAAAAAGTCAAAGGCTACTCCACGGGCGGCGCGATGGAACTTGCCCGCGCCATTACCGCAAAGAACCGCGCTGGTGGCCAGATCGCCCCGTCCAAATACATGCCCAACGTACCTCGCGCCGTCCACGCTGATGGTGGCCGCGAGAATGGTGCCGATGGCATCACCGCCTATCACGCATCCCCAGAAAACATTGTCGGTCAGTTTCGTCCGAGCGCCCGCGATGTTGGCATTCACTTTGCTGCAAACCCAGACTTGGCGCATAACGCAGCAGTAAAATCTCTGATGGGTCGGCCAGACATGGCAGAAAAAGTCTCGCCAAAGGCGTTCAAGATCAATGCGCGCCCAGAGCAGATTGTTGACATCCCTGCGGCATCAAACAGGTTTGACTTCTACGACATCCTAGACCATCTGCACGGGACTGGCAGAATCGATTCTGACACATTCAACAAGACCTATGACGGCCTTCAGGACATTGAAAATAGGATCAGCCACCCTGACGAGACGATGAAAGCCCAGAACGTTCTTTTTTCCAAAGCTTTGTCAAAATCAAACATTAAAGCCCTGCGCTACATGAACAATTTTGATGCTGGTCCGACATGGAAGGACATGGAAGAGGGTCGGATGACCAGTTTCGTCACTCCAGATCACTCTTACATTGTTACTGACCCATCTGCCATTCAGCAACAATCAATTACGAAGGGAGGCGGTGGCAACGTTGAAGGCAAGCGCGACTTCACACAGGACAACCCAGGCGGTGAATGGCTTGAAGGAAAGCAGGCACGGGCTGCCCAATATCCAGACAGGAAGTTTGTCGCTGGTGCCATCACTGGAGTCATTGGCGGCAGGTCAAGCATGTTCTTGCCCACCCATATTTTGAAGGGCATTGCTGGCATGAACGACGAAACGCGGACTGCGGGCGTTCATAAGTACGACAACCTGTTATCTGACGCCCAAAAGGGTGGTTTTGACCACGATCAGAAGGGCAATAAGGTTGTGGTGGCCGTGAACCATTATGGCCAGCCATACCTGCTTGAGGGCAACACGCGGGTTGCTGTGGCCCACACCCTTGGCATCCCAAAGGTAAAGGCCGAGGTCAGATACTGGAACGGCGCTGAAAATGTTGATGGCCCCATGCACCCAGATCGGGTTTTTGGCATGGCATCAGACACCCCAGACATCACCAAAGCCGATGGTGGCCCTGTGGGTAAAGCGGCGTTTCAAGAAGGAAACCACCCTCTGGTTCCCGATGTTTTGTATCATGGTAGTATTCCAAGAATTGAACGTAAGGGTTGGACTGACGAGATTGACCAAGAGGCAACCGACCGAAATATTGCATCGCAAGATTTCCGCGCATTCAAGCCGTCTGAATATGGTAACTACGGCGCTGGCATCTACCTGTCTGACAGCCCAAAGGTTGCCAGCGACTTTGCCCAAGGTATTCGCGGTGAAAGTGCCGAAGCCAGGCCGCACGGTCAAGTGTTCAAGCTGCACGTCAGCATGAAAAACCCATTTACTGACAGTGTTCTACGCCATCCAGCATGGAAAGATTACATTAAGAATGAGGTCAAGAAAGCTTTGTGGTTGAATCCTACCAACTCAAACAACGCAAAAGAGAGTAGTGAACAACTTATTCAGAAGCTGGATGACGGTACAGCGACCGTGCGCGACCTTTTTCTGCGCGATACGCCAGATGGCACAATGGTCAACCAGTTTGGCCAACACAAGATACACCAGACAATCCGCAACTCTGGCTTTGACGGCATCATTGCCCACCGCCCTGACGGTTCAAAAGAGTACGTTGCCTTCAAGCCTGAACAGGTAAAGAGCGCCATCGGCAACAACGGCAACTTCGACCCAACCGACCCCGACATCACCAAGGCGGGGGGTGGCGCAATTACAGTGCAAAGCAAAGACGGTTCAGGCATTTTTGGCGATGGGGCGATGATCCATCGGTACGTTCACCCAGAGACAGGCAGTCATATTGAAGTCTTAGAGCGCCGCAATGGACCAGCTTCAGTTCTGGGGCTTGAAGTCCCAGAGGAACACCGTGGCAAGGGCATTGGGCAGATGCTGCAGGCCGAAGCCATGGAGCGTCACCCAGCCCTTATGGGTCAGGTATCATCTAAGGCTGCCGCAACAACCGCATACCGTCTGGGGCGCAGGCCGTACAGCGCGTCAGACGCCAGCTTAGAAGATGTTTTCTCCGCCATCGACAGGGACAGTTCAGTCAATATGTTGTCGCCGCAAGCGCAGCCAAAGGCAGAGGGTGGCCGCGTCACCGACACCGACGAGTTCCGCAACTGGTTTGGCAACAGCGTGACCCACACCAATGGGGAGCCACATGTCCTGTACACTGGCACCAGCAAGGACAAGGACTTTACCTCTCACAACGTGGGCCGTCACGGCGCGTGGTTCGTGCGCGATCCTGAAGCTGCGTCATCGTACGCCGAACAGAACGACAGCCAAGGATACAAGCAGGACGGATGGAAGCTGACGCCCACCAACACCGCGTCCCGCGTCATCCCAGCCTATGTGAAGGCGGAAAACCCCTACACGGGCGAGTTGCCAGAGGAGTATTTGCGCGACAATTACAAGGCGGCGCAGTCCGACTGGTTCGACACACTTCGCGCCAAGGGCCATGACTCGTGGGTTCCTGCCAGTCAGAACGGCAACCTTGTGGTGGCACTGAAGGAGCCGCAGCAGATTAAGTCGATCTGGAACAACGGCAAGTTTGACCCTAAGGAGAAGCACATGAACAAAGCCGAGGGTGGCGAGGTGGATAACAACGTAACAAACCTGTCAACAGTCCGCACCAAGCGGGACATTATGTCGGGCGACCACAGTTACGGCGCTCAAAATATGTTTGCCGATCTGGCCGATAAGTACGCAGAGTCACAAAAGGCATTTGACATGGCGCACGCCAGTGGCGCGTTTGACAATTTTCAAATAGGCGACATGTTTAAATACAACGGTTTGCCCAATTACGATCCCGAAAAAATTGTAGGATTTACTGTAAAACACGTCAGTTCATCCCCAAACATGACGAAACTGTTCAACAATCATTACCCCGCACTGGAATTTGAAACACAAGACGCGGACAGAAAAGTCACCACTGTCCCGCTGGAGTGGTTCGAAAACAACCTGCACAAATACGACAAGGTCGGCGGCAGACCCAGAATTGTAAAGGGCGGCGGCGGCGAAATTGACCAACAAAAAGAAGACGCAGTTCAAATGGAAGAACCTGCAAACGGCATGCACATGCTCAGAATGCGTAAAGCTGGAATTAATACCAAAGATGACTTTTGGAACCGTTGGCGCGATTATATGCGGGCCAAGGCGGGACCAAATCCCAATCTTTCAATGATTGGCAGTAAAGATGGACATTTCAAACAAATTGACGACATGCTGAAGTTTTCTCGTGAGGCTGCCGACCAAAATGGTATTCGCAATCAATTTCAAAAATATGGCAACAAAGGTGTCGGACCTGATGGTAAATTGGCAGCCTCTATGCCGAGAGCCATCTTTCAAAATGCTGGGGTTGATCCGACAATAGACAATGCCAGTAAAATATATCACTCGCTACCCGACGACGAGAGCGGACGCATCGGATTTGGAACTGGCGGAACACCTGATCAAAATGGAGAACTAAATGTCGGAACAGAAATTGCCCCCAATGATAACGCAACACGCCCCCAAGCGGGAGAACTTCCCAACGCAGGAGGAATACGAGGAGGCGCTGGCGTTCTTCAAACACAGAACGAAGCACCTCTTGAAGGTCTACCCCAAAAAATAGTCATTCCTTTGACGGGGCAGATTATTCGAGCAAGCGCAGACCCACGCATTCGGCAGGTTGCGCGTGACTACATGGCGCAGTCTGGGTTGCCGTACAGCCCCCCAACAAAATACGCTAAGGTTGATCCCAAGCGGGCGGCGCGCATTGCGTCGGATTACACAGCCATGGAAGACAATCCCAATGATCCCCTGACCAAGGCATCGTATGATGCGATGATCAAGGAGACGATGGATCAATACCGCGCCGCAAAAAAATCGGGACTAAATATTGAGTTTTGGAACCCAAGAAAACAGGAAGACCCATACAAAGCGTCACCCCGCCTTGCCACTGAAGATATTCGCAACAACCACCACATGTGGGTATTTCCAACCTACTCTGGGTATGGAAGCGGCGAACCAATCAGCGAGGATGATGCAAAAAAGAACCCACTGCTGCAGCTTACTGGCGAGAAGTGGAACGGCATTCCCGTTACGGTGAATGATGTATTTCGCGCAATTCACGATTATTACGGTCACGCAAAAGAGGGCCTTGGATTTCGTGCAGATGGCGAGGAAAACGCATGGCGCGCACACGCGGCCATGTTTTCGCCGCTTGCACGCATGGCCATGACCTCTGAGACACGCGGTCAGAATAGCTGGCTGAATTATGGCCCCCATGGTGAACATAACCGCAAAGCCCGCACCGAAGACACCATCTTCGCCCCCCAAAAGATTGGCGTCCTGTCTCACCTGTCTCACCATGAGGGTGCCGAAGACTTTATCAAGCCAGAAGAGATTAGCCTGATGGCATCAATCCGCAGCAGATTTGGTAAAAAGCTGGGCGGCGCAGTTGATGCGGCGCTTGCTCTTACACGCCGATTTACCAAGGACGGCAAGTCTGCTATAGATGCCCTAAAGCCCAAGGGGAAATGACATGGCGGATATTGTAAATAAGGCGTTAAGCCTGACATCACCAGCGCAGGCAAACCCAGTTATCTCTCAAAACTTGGAGCCGTACCTTGGTCCATTTCGATCAGGTACACCAGCTTTTGGTCCTGATCATCCTGCGCTTATTCCGCAAAGACTGATCACATCAAAGAAACTTTTGGACACAAACACCACGGCAAATACTGTTGATCTTAACGCCCTTAAATCAACACCAGATTTGTTTAACAAGCAAATCGGCATTGTTCGTGGATATCCAAATGTTCGCGCTGATGTTGCTAAGAATGCAAGCAATAATGATCTTGCTGAACATTTCATTGACCATGCCACACAAAACCTCTTGGCCCTGCATGATGCTGTCCCGCCAGAAATCCGCAGTCGCGGCAAGAAATGGTACGATGGCGCAAGGGCAATCACCGACAAGTGGTCAAAAGATTACAACGTTCCAGACCATGCGGTAGCTGGCGTGCTTGCCGCCATGTCGCCACAGAAAGACTGGTATCAAAACGTATCTTTGGCGCACCGCGTCATTCATACCATGAGAGGTATGGGGGATAACTTCTACCATGGCTTTACGTTTAGCCCTGAAATGGAAAGCAAGCTTCAGGGAACAAAATCTCTTAATAAGCCTGAGTACGCTGGCATCCACAACATGATCAGAGGCAAGTCTTTAGGTGATCTGGATCGTGAAAACATTCCAGATGACGAAAGAGCCATTGCTAAGGCTATGTGGGTCAGGCTTCACGACGAAACGTATAATTCAAGAGAACATAAAATTGTCAATCCAGAAGGAACTTTTGGTGATTTTGTAAAAACAAAATCTGGGAAAAATGCAGGCGCAGGCTGGGGTTCACTGACCGAGATTGCCAAGGCGGTTCAGGCATTAGATAATTCGCACGATCCGCAAAAACTGTCAGAACTTATGGGTGACAAACACAAAGTTCGCAATTTTTACAACAACATCCTGCACCCAAACTCTTCCAAGGGTGATGTCACCATTGACACCCACGCCGTGGCAGCCGCTCTTATGCGCCCCCTGTCTGGTACTTCTGTGGAAGTGTCGCACAATTTCGGTTCATCGCCAGGAAAGGGTATTCCTGGCGTTGGTGGCTCCTCTATTTCTGGTGTTCAGGGTACATATCCTATATACGCCGAAGCCTATAGGCGTGCCGCAAAAGCACGAGGCATTCACCCTCGTGAGATGCAGTCTATCACATGGGAAGCCATCAGAGGTTTGTTTCCTGATACTTTCAAAACAGCAAAAAACGCAAAGGACATTGATGATGTTTGGGCCAGATACCGCAAAGGGGAGATCAGTCAAGATGAAGCCAGAAATCAAGTTGTCAAAAAAGCAGGCGGCATCCGCCCCCCAACGTGGTTTACAGGAGGCGCTAGTCAGCCTCATGCGGCGAACGGGGGTGCCATTAACCAGAGAAGCATTTCTGGACCTGGAGTTTCACGGGAAACCTCCAGAGCATCTTACGGTCGAGCAGGAAATGGAACTTCCAGCCCAATTTCGCCGCAATCAATAAGCGGCAACATTGATCGTGCATTGTCCCTGACTTCGGTATACAATGCAAAGCACAAACGGGACGCCGTGTAACCTCAGAGGATTGTAAAATGGACGCTAAAAGCCTACGCGAGGCAATGAAGGAGAAGGCCAAGCGCCTCTCTGGAGCCACTTCGGAAAAAGTTGACGCATCGACTTGGACACAAGCCGAGCCTATGGACGCAGACGTGAAGACGGGTATGCGCCCGATCTCGCGCCGCGCATTTAAGGTCGGCGGCAAGGTTGCTGGCGCTGAGGCCATGACCCACGCTGGCCGCACGCCACGCAAGTCTGGCGGCAAGACAGAGTATGCAAATGCATTGGTCAACCGCAACGTCAAGGATGCCAACGAAGAGCGCGAAGGCAAGAAGCACATCGGCGGTATGAAAAATGGCGGTCGCACAGCCCACGCAGAGGGCGGAACGCCTCCAATGACATCATCCCCACGTCCCATGCCCCGTCCAACTCCTGAAATGATGGACGAGATGGGCATGCTGCCAGCAGGTGGCATGAAATCGTCCCCACGGCCCATGCCTCGCCCATCTCCTGCAAGAATGAAAGAAATTATGGCAGCGGCGGATGAAGCTAAAGCTATGGAAGCCCTGGAACGCGCAAACCGAGCAGCGGAAAGAGATCAGTACGACCTGAGAACCTTGGGCCGCAAGCGCGGCGGCAAGGCTGAAAAGTTTGAAGGTTCCGCCAAGGACATGATGGAAGACAAGAAGCTGGCCAAGAAGCACGGCATGACCATGAAAGAATGGGAAGCCTCTGACGCCGACAAGAAGCACGACATGCCATCCAAAAAGATGAGCGGCGGCAGCATGGGTTACGCTGCTGGCGGAAAGATGAAGATGGTTGAAAAAGACGGCAAGAAGGTTCCTTTCTTTGCCGCTGACGGTGTTGGCAAAATGAAGGACGGCGGTCGCACCGCAAAGATGGGCGGCGGCAGCATGGGTCTTACTAGTGCTGAAGTTTACAAGGCAGCGCGCAGCAAGCGTCAAAAGGATGATGAAGATGGTATTCTACCAAAGGCTCCTGTTGGAAATTACGAGAAATACAAGTCAATGTCTCCAAAGCAGCTTCAAAAGGCATTGGACAATCGTGAAGTAACACCTGATTACTTGGATTGGTTAGGTGTTTCAGGTAAAGGTGCCAATCTGCGCGATATTGCAAAAGCATCTCAAGAAAAAAATGAAGATAATGATCGCAATCGCGGCGGCAAAGCCATGCACCACAAGGATTGCATGTGCAAAGCTTGCGGTGGCGCTGCGATGGGCAAGAAAGATGGCGGCGGTCTGTATGCCAACATCAACGCCAAGCGTGAGCGCATCGAAAACGGCTCCAAGGAAAAGATGCGCAAAGTCGGTTCTAAGGGTGCGCCAACTGCTGATGCGTTCAAAGATTCGGCCAAAACTGCCGAGAAAAAAGACGGCGGCAAGGCAATGCACCACAAGGACTGCATGTGCAAAGCTTGTGGCGGCGCTATTATGGACGGTGGCCGCACGGCACGCGCCACTGGCGGCAAGGTTGGCAAGAGCAACATCAGCATTAACATCTTCCCGCACAACGCCGAGAAGCCTGGCGCTATGCCCGTGCCACCCGCTGGTATGCCACCCATGAGCGCTCCTCCAATGATGCGTCCGCCGATGCCACCGATGCCTGCGCCAATGCCATCTGCGCCACCACCCGCGCACATGTCGCTGCCACCAGGTTTGATGTCTGCCATGTCTGGCGCTGCTGGCGCTGGTCCTATGCCACCCGCTGGTGGCGCGCCAATGCCACCACCCATGATGGGCCGCAAGGCTGGTGGCAAGGTGGTATATCCGATCACTGGCGGCTCTGGAGGCGGTAAGGCACGCCTTGAGAAGGTTGCAGCTTACGGCGAAAAGATGAATAAAGACCTCAAGAAATAAGCTGCACCTCCCACAGCTTACGGGGGCCAGCTAAATACTGGCCCCCACCCAAATAGATTAGGATTACATATGATCACGACCATCAGCACCGCGTTTGAGCGCGAACTCATCAAACTTATCATGGAACGCAGGGCGGACATCGTTGGCAACATGGCTGGCGGCCTTGCTATAAAGACCATTGAGGAATATCGTGAGGCGGTCGGAAAGATTTCCGCGCTCGATGAGGTTATCTCTTTATGCGAAGAGGTATCCACTACTATTAACAAGACTATGTAAGGATTAGACATGCCACATATGCCCATGAGCCATGAAGAAGACCCCACACAAAAGCTGCTTGATCAACTTGGTGACATCTCCGAAATTGAACTTTTTCACAACCAAGTGCTTTTGGCCGTGTATCTTCGGCCAGAGAAAACAAAATCAGGGCTGATCCTGACGGCGGATCACCTTGACGAGGACAAATACCAGTCCAAAGTTGGCCTTTTGGTCAAGCGCGGGCCTCTTGCATTTGAGCAGGATGGCAACTGGTTCACGGGAATGACGTTCCAAGACCACGAATGGCTGATTTTCCGCCCGTCCGACGGCTGGTCGATTACCGTAAATGGCGTTTTGTGCCGTATTTTTGATGACATCAGCATCAAAGGCCGCGCCCCCCACCCAGATTCTGTTTATTAAAGGTGAAAAGACATGGATGAAGAAGAAATCGAGATCATTGTTGACGATGCGCCCGAAACTGAGGTCGAGGAAGCGCTAGTTCCCGACCTTCAGGAGTCAATTTCTGAACTGAAGCGTCAAATTACCGCCGAACGCGAGGCCCGCGTTGCTGCGGAACGGCGTGCGCATGCCGCAAACAGCGAAAAAGACGACACTGAAATCCAATTGGTGTCCAGTGCCATTGACAGCGTGATGCGTGACAATGAAATCTTGAAAAGCAACCTAAAAATTGCCATGCACAATCAGGATTACGATGGCATAGCTGAGATTCAGCAGTTGATGGGCGAAAAAGCCGCTCAATTGCAGCAGCTTCGCAACGGTCTGGAGGCAATGAACTCCAAGCCCAAGACGCCAGAGCCTCAATACGTCCCCGCAGACCCCGTTGAGGCGTTTGCGTCACGTCTGTCGTCCACATCTGCCAACTGGGTCCGCAGGAATCCACAATTTGTCACTGACCCGCGCCTAAATCGCAAAATGATCCGCGCACATGAGGACGCGGTTGACGATGGTATCTCCGTTGACACCCCCGCGTACTTTGCGGCCATTGAGGCAAAGCTGGGCGTGGCAAAACAGACAAACGACACGGGCGACCAGTATGCCGCCAAGGTCACGCAGCGTCGCGATGCGGCACCTGCGGCGGCACCTGTGAGCCGTGGCACCAGCAATGGCAACAAGAATGCTGTGAGGCTGTCTGCGGCGGAGCGAGAGGCTGCGTCTGACATGGGCATGGACGAAAAGGACTACGCCAAGCACAAGATTGCACTTATCAAGGAAGGTAAAATCAGATGAGCGATGATGAATTTCAAAAGGCGGCAAAGCTTGTACGCCCAAGTGTGAGGCCCGCTATGGTGACCAAGGAAAAACCACGGGATGCGGCGGCGCGTGCTGCTGAACTCCAAAACCACAGCAACACAGACAGCGGGAGCGACGAGTTTTTTGTTGAGCGTGGCATCATCCCAGATGAGTGGTCATACGAGTGGAAAATGTGGACAGTCCTTGGCGCTGAAGACCCCGCACACCAAGTTGCTCTGGCCCGTAAGGGATGGGAGATTGTGCCAGCGTCACGTCACCCTGAGATGATGCCGCTGGGCTACACTGGCACCATGATCATCCGCAAGGGGATGGTGCTGATGGAGCGGCCACTGGTTATCACGGAAGAGGCACGCGCCATTGAGAACCGCCGCGCACGGCTGCAGGTCCGCGCCAAGGAAGAGCAACTGTCTGCGGCCAAGCCAGGTGAGTTTGAACGCTCCAACAAGGGCAACGAGATGACAAAGATCAAGAAGGGGTATGAAGCCATGCCCATCCCAGAGTGATAATAGTTTTCTAAGGTGGGGCGGCTCAGGTCGCCCCCTTTACTTATCTCAAAAATAGCTATATGGTGTTTTTATCCATCCCCTCGGCGGGGAGGCCCAATAAACCTTTGGTCCTAAATCGCCTCGGTGCGCGAAATAGACCTCCTGTAAAGGAGATTTCCGCATGGCGAATACATTTGCGCCAAACGGCTTTGCCCAGTACTCAGGTACTGGTTCCGCTCCGACCTATGAGCAGACGTGCGCTGCCATTGCGTCAACCAATACAACACCAATTTTCTTCAATGACCCTGTGATGCAGGCCACCAACGCCACTGGCGTGGGTACTGGCTACATCGCGCAGGCCGTCAGCCCCGTCACCTTGACCGTGTCTGCAACTGGTATTGCCACCGTCGCCACTGGCGCGATGACGATCACCTACACCGCGATTGCAAGTTCAACCGCCAACATCCCAACCTTTGCCTCAACAAACTACGCGCCCCCAGTGGGTTCGACGATTGTTGTGACGAACGCAACTGGTGTTCCAAACGGTGCCTTCACGGTCATCTCGTCCACCTCGACGACCGCTGTTGTCCAAAGCACCACCACTACCGCTGCAACTTCGGCAACCTCAACTCCTGTTGTCACAGTCTATACCCCAGTTGCTGGCGTGTTTGCTGGTTGCAAATACCTGTCGGTCGCCCAAAAGCGCACCGTGTGGTCGAACTACTGGCCAGGCTCCGACACCGCAAACGATGTTGAAGCCTACGTCATCACCGATCCAAACGCTCGTTTCTCGGTGCAGACTGGCAACTCAAACACCACCGCAACCGCTGTTGGTCAAGCTAACGTTGGCGAGAACATCGGCTTTGCGTGGAATGACAGCGTCACCACTGGCGAGACAAACGGCAATACCGCTACGGGATTGTCTGACATGTTTGCTGACCAGTTCACGCTGTCCTCGGCTGGCGTGACGGGTGCAAACTCGTTCCTGCCGTTCCGCATCATCGCAATCCAAAACTACCTGCCAGGACAATCTTCGCCACTGTCGGGTATCAATGGCAACGATGCAACCGCTGGCTACAACAAGATCGTAGTCGGATTTAACAACGCGATGCCTCGCAACTTCGCTGGCATGTAAGGAGATAGGAAATGGCTGTAAATCTATCAGCAATCAAAGACCTTCTTCTGCCAGGCTTGCGTGGCATTGAAGGCAAGTACGAGATGATCCCATCTCAGTACGACAAAATCTTTACGAAGCACAATTCCAAGATGGCGCTTGAGCGCACCGCAGAAATGCGTTTCTTGGGTTTTGCACAGTTGAAGACTGAAGGCGGTCAAACGTCCTTCGACAATGGTGCGGGTGAGCGTTTCATCTACAACCAAGAACACACGGAAATCGGCTTGGGCTACGCGATCACCCGCAAAGCCATTGACGACAACCTGTACAAAACACAATTTGCTCCGTCGAACTTGGGCTTGGTGGAATCGTTCCAACAGACCAAGGAAATCTACGGCGCAAACATCCTAAACACCGCTACGACCTATAACAGTTCTATCGGCGGTGACGGCGTGGCCCTAATTTCTACCGCACACCCAATTGACGGTGGCACGGTCGCAAACAAACCCACGACCGATGTGGAACTAAACGAGGCAACCCTGCTGAACGGCATGATCTCGATTCGTACCAACTTCCGCGATCAGGCTGGCCTGAAGGTCTTCGCCCGTGGCCGCAAGCTGGTTGTTCCGCCACAGTTGGAACCAGTTGCAATTCGTCTGTTGAAGACCGAACTGCGCCCTGGCACGGCAGACAACGATGTCAACGCAATCATGTCCACCGCTGGTGGCCTGCCAGAGGGTTATATGGTCAACGACTATCTGACCTCGACTGGCGCATGGTTTTTGCTGACCAACATCGACGGCCTGTCGTACATGGAGCGTGTGAAGTTTGAAAGCGACATGCAAGTGGATTTCGTGACAGATAACTTGCTGGTAAAAGGCTATGAGCGGTATTCTTTTGGATACTACAACTGGCGCTCGATCTTCGGCTCGTTCCCAACCTAAGCCAAAGTTTAAGGGGGCTTCGGCCCCCTTTTTCTCTTTCTGGGTCTAATTGCCACCCTGACCGCGCCCAGCGGACTTTGCACAGACAGAGTGGCTCATTGTGCAAAGGAACCCGACATGGGTAAGACTACGTTCACTGGCCCGATTCGTGCGGGCGACATCCTCCAGACCTCTGGAACCACGCTGGGCCAAAACGTGAAGAACGTTGGCTCGGTTGTCATGGTTCAGACCTATCCAATCACCCAAGCTTTGACCGCCACCGCACTTGGTACAACCATCGTTCTGCCAGACAACAGCCACATCTTGAACATCCAGATGCTCAACACCGTGGCATGGGATGCGACGAACACCCTGAGCGTTGGCACCACGGCAACCGCGACCGAACTGGTGGCCCTGACCGCTATGCCTGTTGGCCTTGTTAGTCTTAACCCTGGCACGGACGCAACGCGCACCGCAAACTGGGATGATACTGGCACCGCCGACAAGCGCATCTTTGTCAAGTCGGCCAATACTGGCGCTGGCGTTGGCACGCTGACCGTCCGTTACATCCAAGCGCACGATCTCGCATAATGGAAAAGGGCATCCGCGTTGGGAACAAAAAACCCTCGATGACCATCGACAAATCGGTCGATGCGGGCAAGCCTTCGGTCACCGAAGATTGCACCCCGCATAATCCAACTGGCAGCCGCACCGTCATGGGTGGCCAAGGCGTGTATGGTATGCCATTGATGTCGGCAGCAGCCGCAAAAGCAAAGTAACAGAGGGGCCTTGCGGCCCCTCAATCCCATAGGAGAATACGATGACCCCCGTCACAATTTCAAAAACTGGCACTGGGCGGAGCGCGGTCATCGCATCTGACAGTTTCCAAAATCCATTCAACGTCGGCCTCGTCACTGTTGTGACTGGAACGGCCACCTTCAACATTGAGATTTCGATGGATGACCCGTCAGTGGTGACCCCATCTGTGTGGGCTGTTGATGCTGGATTCTCGGCCAAGACCGCATCCACCAATGGCTCGATCACCGTGCCTCACCACGCGCTGTCCATCAACATCACGTCTGGCAGCGGCACGGTTACGGCGTACATCGTGCAAGCTGGTATTCGGTAATGGCAAAGACACCCGCATGGCAACGCGCTGAAGGGAAAGACCCAAAGGGCGGACTAAATGCAAAGGGGCGTGCGTCGGCCAAGGCCCAGGGCATGAACCTGAAGCCGCCAGCGCCAAACCCAAAGACTGAAAAAGACGCTTCAAGGAAGAAGTCTTTCTGTGCTAGAATGTCTGGCATGGAAGGCCCGATGAAGGATGACAACGGCAAACCAACACGCAAGGCGCTGTCTCTCAAAGCATGGAAGTGTTAAGCAATGACCACCAGCGGCACATATACATTCAACCCAGGTCTGGGCGAGATCGTGCTTTATGCATATATGAATTTGGGCATTCGCCCGACGGCATTGTTGCAGGAGCATATGGATACCGCCCGCATGGCGACGAACATGATGCTGTCCCGCTGGTCAAATCAGGGGGTCAACCTGTGGGCGGTCGATCTGATCACCACGGCGCTGGTCGAGGGGCAATCCACATATGCGGTCCAGCCAAACACCGTGATGATCCTTGACGCCTACACCACCACTGATCAGGGCATTGACCGCATTATTATGCCAATCAGCCGCACGGAGTACGCCTCGTACCCCAACAAGGATCAGCAGGGCTTCACCACGTCCTTTTGGTATGATCGCCTGATCTCGCCCACAATCACGTTGTGGCCCGTCCCTGATGGCACGTCAGCCACGATCCTGAAGTATTACCGCGTCCGCCAAATTCAGGACTCAAACCTGCAGAATGGCGAAAATGTAGAAATTCCCTATTTGTGGCTGGAGGCATTTGCTGACGGCCTGACATACCGACTGGCGCGCATCTGGAACCCGCAACTGGCCGTGCCACTCAAGGGTCAGGCTGATGAAAGCTACAACATCGCGTCCAACCAGAACGTCGAGAACGTCGGCATGTTCATCTCACCAATGGTGGGGGGTTATTTTAGGTAATGGGATACGCATCGAGATCAGGTAAGGCGAGAACGTCGCGGACCAACCCGCAGGCGCACGCTATTTGTGATCGCTGCGGTGGCCGATACAACCATTCAAGCCTGTCGTGGCAGTATGACTGGGCTGGTGCTTCTATTATCAACAAGCGCATTTTGGTGTGCAATCACTGCACGGATAACCCGCAGCAACAGCTTCGCGCAATTGTGCTGCCCGCAGACCCCGTGCCGATCCTGAACCCGCGCCCAGAGCAGTTTGAGCGCGCTGAGACAAATTACCGTCTGACAAGCCTGCCTGCGACCATGAACCTCAAAACTGGCCTGATGGTGCCAGATGGTGACACCCGCATTACCGAAAATAATGACCCGCGTGTCACACAGCAGACGGGTTTTGCAAATGGCAGCCTTAATAACTTCCCTGGCACTGATCCAAATGCACCAGGTGACAATGACCCAGGTTTGCCATATGGTAACACTGAAGTTCCAGAGGTTGGATTTCCAGGGACCAGCCTTAGAAACCCATGGGATGACGCATCCTTGTGGGATGATAGCTACATATGGAGTGATTAAACATGGCTCAAACTTTCAATAATGGTCAACAGCTTTCAAGTGTTCGCGCAGTTCTCAACGGAAACGCTGGCGACATCAATGTCCTGCAATCCCAGAACGCAAAATCTGTGTCTGACGTAACTTCCTTGCTGGCAAATACGTCATTGACTTACACCGCAGGCTCAAACAACACCGTTGCCGCTGGTAACATTATTCAGACACGATCAGAAAATTTCAGCTATCAAGTCGCGGCCTCTGGTGCCACAAATCAACACCTTACGACTGCTGGAGGGGTTAAGCTTTATTCTTTGACCGCAAATGTTCAGGCATTCGGCGCTGTCGGTGATGGCGTGACGGATGACTACGCCGCGTTTCTGGCAGCATCCACTTATTGCAATGACAATGATGTCCATTCTTTGTTAATTCCGCCAGCTTCATATCACTTGAGCGAACCGTGGTCCGTGCCTTTTGGCGGAAACTATGTGCCATGCCGCACTGTTGGCGATGGCGCTGTTGTTGATAACACAGTCATAGCGCAGGGTGGCGCTGGAATTTCAGGACTGACTGTTGATGGCGCGCCTGACGCTGGCTTTGTTTTCGTTCGCGGTCAGGGGGCATACCACGAATACCTCGTTGCTAAAAATTGCGGTTCTTATGGGTTTTACCTTGGTGTTTCATCCAGACAGTATTTAACAGTTGCAAGTTCTGCTGGTTTCCAAGTTGGTGAAACTGTGACGGGTGGAACTTCTGGCAAAAATGGTGTTGTGGAGAGTATTGCTGGAAATGTTCTTCGCATGATTAAGTGTAATATGGGCGGAACCGCTGGTTTCTTTACCGTTGCAGAAACTGTAACGGGTGGAACTTCTGGGGCAAGCACAACAATATCTTCCCGATCCGTTCCATACGGTAACAACTATCAGGTTACTCGCGCAACCTTCAATCAGCTATCGTCGGTACTTAATAATAATAAAGGTTTTTATTGGGACGGAACTGCTATAGCAGACCGCTCATTTATGAATGCGACTACTTGGATTTCACCAGCTAGCGTTTCTAATGGTGGCGATGGCTGGGTCGTCAGCCCCTTCACTGGCCCAGGCGGCAGCGCTGAGAACAACTACAACACATTTCTTAACATCAATATTGAAGGTAATGGTGGTAAATCATTAGTAGCCTCAAATGGCAGGCAGAACACCTATATTGGGGGGCATTTTGTTGACATTGTTGGTGGCGAATCTGTCGCAATCACAGATGCCTTCAACTTTATTTTTGGTGGAAGATATGTTGGAACTCAAAACCTGTCTGGGGTTTCATTTTCTTACTACAATAGTGATGTTGGCGCAATCAAATCAACAATCAGTGGTGTTGACTCATTTAGCACGGATAACTTGGATGCAGCGAACGAGCCTTTGTTCTACAAGGGCTGGTCAATCCTACCAAGCAGCCTGCTGACGTACACTCCAGCAGGAGATAATTTAAATAATCACACGCTTGCAATTAACATGAGCGATTTTATCAATAGTAACTACATCAATATGCGGGTGTTTATCGGCGGATTTAGAAACCAATCTGGAGGCTACGCTGATACCGATCACACCCAGTTAACAATGGTGATGTCAAGTAGCACCACATCAGCAAATGCCGTTTCATATGCCGTTGCCTCAACTGAAGGCATTTCAATTGACAGCGTTACGATTAGCGCTGGCGGCGTGATCACGATTACATTTGACACAACGAACCTCATATTCACGACAAGAAACCTTGTTGAGTTTTACAGCGACGATCCTGTTGACCCGCGTTAATGCAAGGAGCAAGTAATGGAACTCATCCAAATGCACCATGTGACAACGGTAATATCTTGGTGTATGATGACGCAACGCTACCAGAGACAGGACCGATCTGATGTCTAACGTACAGATACCAAACCTCCCCGCCGTAACGTCTCTGGCTGGCGCTGAACTCTTTGAAGGGGTGCAGGCTGGCACTTCGGTCAAAATCAGCCTAAACCAAATTGCTGAAGCTATAAGGTTCAACACATCCTACACGATTCCAATTTTGGTTTCCCAAGGCGGTACGGGGGTCACCACTTTGACTGGTTACGTCAAGGGAAGCGGCACCACCCCATTTACAGCATCAGCCACAATCCCAAACACCGACATCACGGGCCTTGGCACTATCTCCACGCAAAACGCCAATGCCGTGGCGATTACAGGCGGCTCCATCACGGGTATTACTGATCTTGCTGTGGCAGACGGCGGAACGGGCGCGTCTAACGCAGCAAACGCCAGAACCAACCTTGGTCTTGGTACGATGTCAACCCAGAACGCCAATGCCGTGGCGATTACAGGCGGGTCAATCACGGGTATTACCGATCTTGCGGTTGCCGATGGCGGAACAGGCGCGTCTGATGCCGCTGGGGCCAGAACCAACCTTGGCCTTGGCACGATGTCTACGCAAGACGCAAACGCCGTGGCAATCACGGGCGGAGCGATTAATGGGACACCAATTGGTGCAACTACAGCATCTACTATTGCAGGAACTACAGGTACTTTCTCTGGTAACCTTACTGTTGATACAAACACACTATTTGTTAACGCAACTAATAACTGTGTAGGTATTGGTACAACTACTCCAGCAGTACAACTCCATGTATCTGGCAACACGACTTCCATAGCCACAATAACTGAAGCCTCCATAACTGGCATTACGCTGACCGTTGTGTCGGTTAACGCTAACACCATTGCAGTTGGTGACCGTCTTTACGGCGTTGGGGTTGCTCCAATTACTAGAATTGTTTCTCAGGACTCTGGGACAACTGGGGGCATTGGAACCTACACTGTTAGCGTCTCCCAGACCGTACCTTACGTTGGGCAGAATATGTACACTAGTTCTGGTGCAGCGGCTACAGTCAGAATTACTGACACGGACACCACCGTTTTAGCTAACCAACCATCTGGAACCATAGAGTTCTTTGTATCCGATATTAGCATACCTCCCACTGCTGGTGTCGGTGCATATATTTCTGCTATTTCGGAGGATGCTAGTCCTGACACTGCACTGACTTTTGGCACTCGTTCTGCGGCAGGTGTTGGTGTTGATGCCAACGAGCGTATGCGTATTGGTTCTGCTGGACAGATTGGACTTGGCGGCGCAAACTACGGCACATCGGGCCAAACCATTGTGTCTGGCGGCCCTTCCGCCGCTCCTGCGTGGGGTACACTGCCCCTCTCTGGTGGCGGACTGGGTGTGACCACAGCGCCTGCCGCAGCGGCTGTTTTGATGGGCTTTACAACAACAGCCACTGCCACTGGCACGACCGTCCTGACCAACGCAAGCAGCCAATTTCAGGTGTTCACTGGGACGCTTAACCAAACGATCACGTTGCCTGTCACCTCAACTCTGGGAACTGGCTGGTCTTTCCACATTGCCAACAACTCAACGGGAACCCTCACCGTCAACTCTTCTGGCGGCAACATAGTAATATCCATCATTGCGGGTGTGACTGCAATGGTGACCTGTATTGGCACCACCCTGACCACCGCCGCAGACTGGGAGTCTGGCTTCACCGATTTTCAATCCCTAACAGGAACTGGCGCTGTTGTCCTTGGCACTGGGCCAACAATCACCGCAGGCGCACTAAACGGTACGGTTGGTGCCACCACGCCATCCACAGGTGCATTCACCACCGTCACCGCATCAACCAGCGTCCTGTCTTCTGGCACGGGCGGCGTGGGCTACTCCACGGGTGCGGGCGTGGCCGTCACGCAGTTGACAAGCCGTACGAACTCAACGCCAACCACTGGGGCCAGCAAGAGCGGCGCTGTCACCCTGTTTACAGCCGCACCAGTTGTGGGGACTTACTTCTCGTTCACAGTGCCAAACACTGGCATCGCGGTTACCGATACGGTTGTGCTGTCCGTTCGTGGGGCAACTAACACTTATGTGGCCTCTGTCACCGCGATCACTGCGGCCACTTCGTTTCAAATTACAATGGCGTCCGTTGCTGGAACTGCGTCTGACACGCCAATCGTCAACTTCACCATCATCAAGGGGGTTTCAGCATAATGGACGTTCTTGAGTTTCTAATGAAATGGGCGGTTGCACCTGTAATTGCTATCATGTTTGCCATGTACAATCGGCAACAGTCACATTCCACAGACATTGCTGTGTTAAAGGCCACAGCAACGGCCAATAAAGAGGCGCACGACCGCGAGTTCAAGCAGATACAAGACAGCTTCAAGGCTGTATTCCTGAAATTAGATGACATTGAGAGGGCATTACGCAAATGATCAACCAAGCATCTCTGGAGATTATTAAGCAGTTTGAGGGCTGCAAGCTGACGGCATACAAATGCCCAGCGGGTGTCTGGACCATTGGCTACGGGACAACGGCAGCCGCCCAAGTTGGTATCGACCCAAAGGAAGGCACGACCATAACGCAGGGTGGGGCTGAGAAATACCTTAAGCTGGCAATTGAAAAGTTTGCAGCGGCAATCAAGCCCAACATTACCCAGCCCATCAATGAAAATGAGTTTGGCGCGTTTGTGTCTCTGGCCTACAACATCGGCAGTGGCGCATTCAAAAAGTCATCGGCACTGCGCCACTTCAACGCTGGCGACAAGGCAAAGGCCGCTGACGCGATCCTGATGTGGAACAAGGCTGGCGGCAAGGTCTTGGCTGGACTGACGCGCCGCCGCGCCGCTGAACGTGCGCTGTTCCTAACCCCCGTGGGATTTGCGCCTCAAGACGACGAAACTACCGCCACGCCCGACGCACCCCGCGATACCCCAATGGAATCGACCACCATGCAGGCTGGCTTTATTCAAATTGCGTCTGCTGGCGCTGGTGGTGTGTCTGCCGTGTCTGCGCTCAGTGGGACGGCCCAGATCGTGGCATTGGTGTTCTGTGGCATTGTGGCGCTTGCCGCCTTGTGGATTATGCGTGAGCGCCTGCGCAAGTGGGCGGATGGTGACCGCTGATGTTTGGGTGGATTAAACGGGCGGCTATCTGGGCCGCAGGCGCTGCCGCAATCATCTTTGCGGCGTGGATGGCGGGAAAGCGTGACCAACGTCAGAAGACCGCCCTTAAGACGGCAGAAACATATGCCAAAACCCGAAAGGAAATTGACAATGTTGAGAGCAATATTAGTGATGACCCTGCTGTGCTTCGTGACTGGCTGCGGGAGCGCGGTAAACAATAGCGCGCTGTGCGATGGGACATCATCCGCCAGAACAAGTCACGCCGCCGCACTGGCAAAGGATGGCGGAGACGCATCCGTAATTACGGGGGCGCGTCTGATTATGATGATTGACGCGGCATGTAAATGACGCCCCGCCAAAAAGAGGCGTATGACATCTATCTGGAGTGCGGCAGCAAAAAAGAGGTTGCCAGACGTTTAGGCGTAGATGACAGTACGGCAAGAGAACTTATACAGCGCGCAGAAAAAAGTATTGACCGCGCCGTGCTTGACGCAATGTCTGATGCAGGAATGCAAGATATTGAAATTCTGCACTCTGGCTGGCTAAAGACTGAAAAGGCATCCCTATACTTTAAAATGCCCAAGGATGACCTGACACAGAGTATGATTGAGCGCGTCAGGGATGCCATGAATGACATTGGCCCAATACCTGAAATTACGCAAGTTGATATTCACAGCGATGACCTTTTGACCGTGTATCCCCTGTTTGATGCGCACATCGGCATGAGGGCGCGAAAGGAAAACTCTGGAGAGGATTACACCACCGCCATAGCCGCAAGTAGGCTGGTAGACGGCGTGGCTAAATGCGTATCTGCGGCACCGTCTTCAAAGTTTGGAGTTATTCTTGTGGGCGGTGATTTTCTCCACCACAATGACAACACAAATACAACGCAGAGCGGCCACGTATTGGACGTTGACACTCGGATTGAACAGACCATTGAGGTCGCCATAGACGCCTTGGCCGCAGCCATTGAGATTGCAGCCACAAAACATGAAAAGGTATTGGTGTCGGTGATCCAAGGAAACCACGACCGAGACGCTTATCTGGCCGTGATGTTTGCCATGATGCAGAGATACAGGGAAAACCCGCGCATTGAGGTCCAGAAAAACTTTGGCGACTTTTTTGTTATGGAATTTGGGCTGTGCCTTTTGGCGGCTCACCACGGAGACAAGGCCAAAGCAGAGCGTTTGGTGATGCACCTCGCGCTTGAGTGGCCAGACATGTGGGGAAGGACGCGGTTTCGCTTTTACTTTACAGGTCATTTGCATCACGCCAAGATGCAGGATATAGGTGGTGTCCAAGTTGAGCAGTTGCGGCCTGTCACCCCCAGAGATTTCTATTCCGCGTCCAACGCCTATGGGTCGCAGGCTCAGATGCAGGCCATCACATTCCACAAGCAGCGCGGCGAAATCAGCCGCATAAAGGTATCCCTATGAACAGATCGCAAATTCTTGACACAGCAAAAACGTATGTCACCAAGGACCGCACAGCCACCCACGGCGAGATGGAAAAAAATTTTAGTATAATTGCAAAGTATTGGTCCATCCATCTTGATATTCCCGTCACGGCGATTGACGTGTCTGTGATGATGGCGCTCGTAAAGGTGGCAAGGATCAAGTTAAATCCAAGCCATGACGACAACTGGGTGGACGGCGCTGGGTATTTTGCCTGCGGCGGTGAACTCGCAACGTCTATTGGATAACGCACGGATTTAGTCTATAGTGCCTGAAAACGTAGGGTGACACCATGGTTGGACTGACATACGCCACATACAAGACACAGATTGCGGAGATGGCCGTTGTCGCGGAAAACGATGTCAACTTTTTGGCCATTCTGCCATCCGTGATCGACTATGCGACGCTGCGGATCAACCGTGACCTTGACCTCATGGACACATCCGCCTCCCTGTATGGCACAGCCTATAAGCTTACGGCTGGAAATAGAAACTTGTCATTTAGCCAAAACCTTGCGGATGGGTCATATTTTGTGGTCAGTGAACAAATCAACCTAATCACTCCAGCGGGTCAGACAAACCCAGATACAGCAACACGCGTACCTTTGCTGCCTGCCACAAAAGAATTTATTGACGCTGTTTTTGGGTCTTCATTGTCGGCAAATCGAGGCCAGCCAAAATACTTTGTGCCGTTTAACGACACACTATTTTTGGTTGGGCCAGTCCCAGACGCTGAATACTTTGTTGAGGTTGTGGGTACAATCCGACCCGCCCCGCTGTCTGCAACTGTGACCTCGACATTTATCAGCCAGTACCTTCCAGACCTTTTGATTATGGCGTCGATGATCTATATCTCTGCCTACCAACGTAACTTTGGCCGTCAGTCGGACGATCCGCAGATGGCGCAAAGTTATGAGAGCCAGTATCAGACGCTCCTAAAATCTGCCACAGTTGAGGAAGCGCGCAAGAAGTTTGAGGGTGCCGCATGGTCTTCGCAAGCACCTGCCTCAGTCTCCTCACCGACGCGAGGGTAATACATGCCGCACGCCAGCCTTAAACTGATCCCAGGGGTTGATCAAAACAGGACGCCCGCCCTAAATGAGGCGGCTATTTCTGAGAGCAACCTGATCAGGTTTGTCCCTGATCGGCAGGGGCTGGGACTTCCGCAAAAGCTTGGCGGGTGGACGCAGTTTGTAAACAACGCTCAGACATCAATTGTCCGCGCCCTGCATTCGTGGGCCGACGTAAATGGCACCTCATACCTTGCCATTGGTGGGGAAGACAGCCTTGATATTTCTGAACCAAATCAAGACTCAACCTCTATCTCACCCACTCTTTACAAGTACGACCTTCCCGTATCTGCAAAGACAACTTTAGGTTCGGCCACAGTTGACATAACAGATAACAATTCAAACATTTCGTCGTATGATGGCATTGACATCTTAACCCCAATCAGCGTTGGCGGCATTGTCCTATCTGGATATTACCCGACAATTGCGCTGAGTGACGATGTTTATCAGATAACAGCACGAAACATTATTGGCCTTCTGACGCCCGCAACAAACATTTTTTCCGTCACGGCAATAACTGTCACAGGAGGCGGGCCATACACTGCCACCGCAACTTGCTCTCCATCTAATCTGGTTGTAGCTGTCGGTTCTACGGTCACGTTTACAGGCGTAACTCCATTGGGATACAACGCCACATGGACAGTTCTGACATCTTCGGCTGGAACGTTCACATTTGAAACCCCAACCAATCTTGGGGCGCTGACCGTGGCTGGAAGTTTTGTTGCGTCCACGGCAACAAGCGGCGTTGTCCCATCCTTCACAACAGCTAACGGGCAAATTAACGTTACGGTGACGCTTCCAAATCATGGATACACAGAGGGATCAACCTTTGCAGTTTTAATCCCAACCACGGTCGGTGGTATTACTCTGTATGGTAACTACATTGTCCTTGGAACTCCACTGGTGACAGCAAACACTTTTGTAATTGCGTCACCAAATTCTGCAACATCAACTGCCACCGTATTTATGAATGGCGGAAATGCCCGCATTGTATATTTCGTCGGCCAACAAAACGTTCCACCTCCAAGTGGATTTGGTGACGGTTTTTTTGGAAGTGGCGGTTTTGGCACTGGCGTTACATCAAGCGGCGGAAGACAGCTTGCCATTGCATCAGTATCAACAGCGTCTCTTGTGGCAACCGTTACTATCAATCAGGCCCTTTATGTCGCGCCAGGGACACAGCTTACAATCAGCGGCACAACAAACTATAACGGACTTAAAACAGTAACAGCCGCCACATCTGGGGCCACAAGCACATTCTCATTTCCAATTGGGTCAGCATTTGCCACGGAAACTACTGGCACGGCAACTATAAGCACTTGGGGGTTTCCTTATGGAACCTACAATCAGGCGGGAACGTCTGTCGCGCCATTTACGGTAACAGACTGGTCGCTGGATAACTGGGGCGGATTTCTTGTCGCAAGCCCCGCCAAGGGTAATATTTTTTATTACGACCCGCTTGGTGGATCAAATCACGCAACCCTGATTCCCAATTCCCCCAGCGTCAACGAGGGCTTCTTTGTTGCCATGCCAGAGCGTCAGCTTGTGGCGTATGGGTCAACATTTAACGGCATTCAAGACCCACTGCTGGTGCGTTTTACAGACATTGGAAACTTCACAAACTGGGTCGCCACGGTCACCAATCAGGCTGGGTCATTCCGCATCCCAAAGGGATCGAGGATTGTTGGCGCAATGCAGGGGCCGCAGCAGGGCCTTCTGTGGACTGACACGCACCTGTGGTCAATGCAGTACATCAACCTGCCTCTAGTGTATTCATTTAATGAGATCGGCGCGGGCTGCGGTCTTGTGGGGCGCAAGGCTATGGGTTCGATGGCTGGCATTGTGTATTGGATGAGCCAAAGCCAGTTTTACATGCTGGCTGGCGGAGGTGTTCAGCCAATTCCCTGCCCAATCTGGGACGTGATTTTCCAAGACATCGACGAAAACTATTTGGAAAATGTCCGTTGCGCGCCAAACAGCCGCTTTGGCGAAGTGACGTGGTATTATCCCACCACAGGGTCCAATGGCACGCCCACAAAATACGTCAAATACAACACCCTGCTCCAGCAGTGGGATTTTGGTACTCTGACACGCACCGCGTGGATTGATCAGGGCGTTTTTGGGCCACCCATTGGCGCGTCAGGTGAAAATATTATTTACCAGCACGAAACATCCACAAACGCTGGAGGATCGCAAATGAACTCGTCCGTCCGCACAGGGTATTTTGCCCTAAGTGAGGGCGACCAGATGACGTTTATGGATCAGGTTTGGCCAGACATGAAGTGGGGATATTATGGTGGCGCCAACAGCGCGACCGTCAACATTACATTTTACGCTGCAGATTACCCAGGCCAGACGCCAAGGGTTTACGGGCCGTTTAGCGTAAATCAATCAACGGAATACATTTCTCCACGGATTCGCGCGCGCCTGATATCAATTGAAATTTCAGGCAATCAACTTGACTCATTTTGGCGGATGGGCAACATCCGATACCGCCTCCAGCCAGATGGAAAATACTGATGTCATCCTTGTCAGATATCCTCTCAGCAGCCAAAAACGTGGTCACCTCCGTGAACCAGCTTGGCCAGACATACCTGAAGGTCAATGGCGCAGTCAGATCAGCTACCCTTACCACCACGACACTTGTCTCAAGCACTCAGGGCCGACTGGCGTCTGTCAGCATTGTGGTGGCGGGAAGCACGCCATGTGTGATATATGACAGCAACGCCATTGCAAGCCTTACCAGTGGGCTTGCTGCGGTTACAAACGTCATCGGCGTGACCGTCATAAACATGCCGTACAATAATGGCCTTGTCGTTGTCCCAGGTACGGGCATGACTGTGGTTGTCTCATACTCCGAGGGAGCGTAAAATGGCCAATGAACACGTTATACAGGCTGCAGTAAATATGGCACGCGCACGCGGTGGCAAGGCAAAAGTTCACAAGGGGCCAATCCACAGCGCCGTGGCGGGCCGAACAGATCATCTGCCGATGCATGTGGCGTCTGGGTCTTACGTCATCCCCGCAGACATTATTTCCGCCATGGGAGAAGGTAACTCAATGGCTGGTTTTAAGGTTGCAAAAAACATTTTCAGCCGCAGCAATCGCAATATCACCTCTGGCACGCCATACGGTGAATCTGGTCTGCCATACGGTGCTTCCGCACCCCAAAAGGCGGGCGGAGGTGCGGCTGATAGCGGTCAAGCGGCAGCGCGCTCTAACGTTGCCACTGCTGTGCGCCCCGATGTAATCAGCACCAACAGACCAACGTTTACTGCCAACGCACCAACAGTAACCCGTGCTGTTGCACCCAGCAGCAACAACGCAACTGAACGTTCAAGGGCCGCTGTTGCAACGCCATCTGGGCAAACCGACCGCTACACTGGCCTCTGGGACATGGTGAATGGGGGCGGGCCAGGTCGTGGATATACGGGTATCGGTGACATGTTTGATGGCGGCGGCATGGGTGCATCATCATCTGGCAAAAGCGACTCAAGCGGCGGCTATACTGGCATGTGGGACATGGTAAACGGTGGCGGGCCAGGTCGTGGATATACGGGTATCGGTGACATGTTCAACGGTGGCGGCATGGGCGCATCAGCCTCTGGTGTCAGCCCAACCACAATTGATCCAAGCGGTTATGACCAGACATCTGGAATAAACAGATATGGGCCAGCATTTTTGTCTTTGTTTAATCCAGCACTTGGAACTCTCGCCAAGGGATTTCAACGCAACAACGCTGGACAGACTGGGTTTCAGAGGTTTGGCGAGAATTATGCCGATGGCGGCGCGACAGATGGCGTCCCGATTGTTGCGGCTGGCGGTGAGTATGTGATACCACCTGAAGACGTGGTCGAGATTGGCAAGGGTGACATGGATCACGGACACAAAATCCTTGACGCCTTTGTAAAGAAGATGCGGCAAAAAACAATCAAGACCCTGCAGAACCTCCCTGGCCCGAAGCGCGATTAAGGATTAAATTATGGATGAGATCACAGTCCGCGTTGGCACGGCGGCAGACTTTAACGAGATGATGCGCCTCTCTATTGCGGCGACTGAGGAGAATGCGTTTATCGCCCCCGACATCGCACTGCTTGCCAATCAGGTCTGGAAGTCTCTCACGCAGCAGGGCGGATTGGTCGGCGTGATCGGTGACACCGTTGGCGGAAAGCTTGAAGGTGCGATACTCCTAAACATTGGCCCCGTGTGGTACAGCGTTGAGCCTGTCCTTGAGGAGAAGGCAATCTTTGTTGACCCAGAGTATCGTGCAGCTAAGGGTGGTCGAGCGCGCAAGCTGGCAGAGTTTGCTAAGACCATGGCGGAAGAACTTGAGTTGCCGCTGGCGATTGGTGTACTATCAAATAGCAGGACCGAGGCCAAGATTCGGCTCTATGAGAGAACATTTGGCAAGCCCGCAGGTGTATACTTCCTTTACAATGCAAAGACTGGTATAGTTCCAGAAATCGAAGGGGAAACCTGATGGGCGGCAAGACATCAACATCTACAAGTAACGTAAGTATTCCTCCAGAGGTGTTGGCGCGGTATAACGCTATCAATGCACGAGCGGAAACTGCTGCCAGTAAACCGTTTCAGGCATTTGGCGACAATGCTGCAGATTATGTCGCCCAAATGAATGCCCAGCAAGCCGCTGGAACGAACACCATTAACGCAAGCACAGGCCCCGCATCCGCTGGAATTGATCCGTACATTACGTCCTACACTAAGAACGTGGCCGACACCACTGGCGCATATCTAAAGCAACAGCAGGAGCAGGCACAGTCTGGCGCTCTGGGTACGGCTGTGCAGTCTGGAGCGTTTGGCGGGGATCGCGCTGGCGTTGCCGCAGCCAACCTGCAGCAGCAGAACCAGATGGCATACGGCAAGACGATGGCCGACATTATGAACCAAGGGTACACTCAGGCTCTTGGTGCGTCTCAGGCCGACCTTAACCGTGGCCTGCAGGCTGGTCAGATGCAGTTGGCTGCTGGCACTATGGGTCAGCAGACTGAACAGGCTGGCAAAGATGCCATGATCACCCGATTTATGCAGGAACAGGGTCTACCATACCAGCAGGCACAGTTCCTTGCGAATATTGCACTTGGAACTGGCGTGGCGTCTGGATCAACCACGACTACCACCCAGCCAATTGGTTTGTTTAGTAACCTTGCAGCAAACGGTGGCCGCATCAACGGTTATGCCGAAGGCGGCGGCGTTGCTGGGCCAGTGTCTCACAGCAAAGAGGCAATTGGCGGTGTCGGATATGTGCCAGAGCCAAACCTTCCTATTGGCGATCTGATGATTGCAAGGCCTCCAGAGCAAAGCCAAGACAACAGCGGGGATATTGTTTCTAAAGTTCTTGCAATGATTGGCGGCGGAAAAAAAGACGGCGGCAGTGTCGTCCGTCCAGAACTTCCAAAAAAAATGGGACGGCTAATCCCAGAACCACTTGAACCCGTTAATTTTCTGGACTCGCGGGAAGCAAAAACAATCGCTGCAATTCCAAGAGCGCTTCTGGAATCTCTAAACATGCTCAGTGCTGACGGACATGCCGCACGGGCTGAAAAGCCTATTGATAGAGAAACAATACGCCGCGAAACATACGGCGGCGAAAAAATGAATGAGTTTTATGGGCAAGTAGAGGATATGAAGCAAACCCTTGACAGAGATGTTCTGGGTCCAATTGCAAGCGGATACAATTCAGTTGGGTCTGGCATATCCAGTCGCCTTGCTGATTTATTTGGAACTCTTGGTGACGATATGGTCCAGAAGACCTACCAAGATTTGGCACGGGAAAGCGCAGATAAAGCCCTTCGTTACTCAAATGAGGGCATTTTTCCCCGCAAGGCCGCAACACCTAAGGAAATTGAAGACCGTAAGGAACTTGCGCACCTGACCCGATACGCATCGGGCGGTGTTGCTGGTGGCCGTCACGGGTATGCCACTGATGGCGTTGTTGGACCAAACAGCCGTGAAGAGGCGCTTGCGAGATACAACATCCTGCAAGGGGGTGACAGATCAGAGAACTTGCCAAAAGGTGACCGTACAGAGGGTCTGGCAAACGATCTTTTGATTGCCCTCGGAAAGCAGCCGCTGAATAACAATTACATGCCACCCCAAGGTGGTGTCGCTCCTGCGCGGCCAATGCCGCAGCGTCCCATCAGCCTGACGCCGCGCAGCGGTCTTGCGCCTACAGAATCCCCACGGCCACTGCCTCGTCCTGCTGGCTTGGCTGGTGGTGCGGATATTGCGGCTGATACCATGTCCGTGTTGAACAACACCCCAGCGGCAACGGGAGTTGTTGCACCAACAGCGCCAACTGGTGTTGTTGCCCCAAGTGTTGCTGCGCCAACTGTTGCCGCGCCTCAAGCAAGCCCGCAAACCGATACTGGTGAAATACCGCAGGGTGGTTACAAGCCAATCGTGCCAGTTAGGACGCAAGTTGCGTTTCAGATTCAAGAACCCGAATATCAAGAGTACAAAAGCACACCATACGCAACTGCCGCTGATGCAGCCACAGGCATGGATGTGCTTGTTGAGAGGTCTGGAGGCGCAGGGCGCAAGGAAGCTGCAATGTACGCTGAAAGTATTGCAGAGGCGGCACAAAACGGAGATTTCTCAAGGTTCCCTCCCAACGTTAGCGAGATATACAATCAACTGATCAGCGAAGGCGTAAGCCCAATTCACGCCGCTGGTACTGTTGGCCGCTATATGGTGGAAAGCTATGTTCACATTGACCCTAATGCCAGAAACACCCTTGGTGGTGGCATGGGAACCTATGGTATCGCCCAGTGGCGCGGTGACCGTATGAGGGCTTTGGCAGAGTTTGCTGGGGTACCTCTAGAAAGCCTTGTAAATGCCCCAGTCTCAACGCCAGAAGGTCGTTATTACTCAACTGGTGCAAATTACAACGGTGGCCTCGGCGGCACTAGGACAGATGTCTCTGGCGCTCCAACGGGCGGCGTGAAGCCATACGAAGATCGCAACGCCGTTGGAAAGTTCTTCCACAATCCAGAGGGTGGCCTGAACCAAAACGCCGTTCTTTCTCTTTTGTCGGGCTTGGGAACAATGGCATCTTCCCGCAGCGTTTCACCATTCACTGCCATCCTTCAAGGATTGGGCGGCGGCGCAGAAACCTACAAGGGTCTGCTTAAGCAAAACGCTGACATTGACTTCACCAACGCCCAGACCGCAAACCAAGGCGTTCAACTGTTCAAGAACTCTATCTACTACAACGAGGCTCTCGGCCAGACTTTCGTCCCGCTTCAGGGTGGTGGCGTTCAGACGTTTGCAGACTTTATGGTCAAGCCCGCTGGACCGTCTATGGCTGGTGTGGCTGCCGATCAGGTTATGCGTAGCATTGCTGGGGGCGCACAAAGCAGAGGCGTTGACCTTGCAACTGCAACACCAGAGCAAATCTTTGGCGGTGGTGCAGCACCAGTTGCGCCCCCTCAAGATCAGACTGTTGCACCGCAAACCCCAGCAGCAGGCATGCCTGTTCCTCAAGTTGTTGCGCCGTACGAAAGCTTTGGAACATTTGCATTGGATGCAAATGATCAAGCATACATTCAACAGGCTGAAGCGCGGTCAAATTCAAACATACCACTACAGGAGCGTGAGGCCATTACCGCACAAGCAGCGGCAACCCGTGCGGCGGCTGACAGCGGTACAGCATCCGCAGGCATGTCATTCAGAAACATGAATGAACTTGCAGTTACGGTTGCAAAGGCCGCTAAGGATAACAATCTTGGACCGCTCGGTGATTACAAGGCAAGCTTTGAGGCACTTGCAACACAAGTAGCTGGACAATTTGGCGTTCAATACGATGGAAGTGCAGCAACGGCGCGGACGCTTTTGAATAAGCTTTCGTCACTAAGCGCAGACCAAATGACGGCTGATACGGCAGCCGCAACATTATATTTGCAAAATAAAGGTATCTTCCCAGGGATCGACACAAACCCAATTGCTGCTGCTGATATTACGGCTGAAATGATGACAAAAAACATGACCTCTTACGAAAAAGGTCAATTTGTCAACGACATATATCGGGCGCAAAATGGAACGGTCAAAGACTTAACGGGGGTAGAAGCTCTCTTCAACAAAAAAGCTGGAGACTTGTACCAAGTCGAAAAGACAAACATTGCAGACCTGTTAAAGTATGCTGGCGATACAGGAGGCGATGCTGAACTTAAACAGCTTATTGTTGATTTCTTTGACAGCGCCAATAGGGGTGCATTTGAAAATCAAGCGGAAGCACAGGACGCTCTTGAAGATATATTTGACGCTATGTACGCCAATTCTCCAGATCAACACAGGGTATCAAAGATTCTTGGTCGATACTTTGTTCAACAAGGGAACTCCTAATCATGGCAGATGGTGAGATCAAGTTTAAGACTTTTGGGGGATCGCCATCGGGCGCTGTGGATCAGGGTCAGGGTCAAGCGCCACTGGGGCAAAGCTTTGCTGAACGGGCTGCCGCCATTAAGGCAAGAATGGCCCAAAGCGGGACTGCTGCCCCTGCGGTCGCTGGTGCGCCAAATCGCTCTGATGCATACATGCTTCAAAGACTGAGCGAAGGTCAAAATACCCAGCCAGACAACTTGTCTGCGGCTGAATACGCTCAGATGCCAACTGGCGAATACGCCATGAGGGTTGCGAGTAATGTGCCAAGAAGCGTGGGGAATCAACTCGCTGGCTTTGCCAATGCAATTGTCCATCCCATCGAAACAGCGACAACAATAGGCAAGCTTGGCGTTGGCGTGGGTTCGAAGGCGCTCGACGCTGCGGGCAATGCGGTTGGATATGGCCCAGTTCTTGATCCAGCCACCAAAGGGGAGCGCGAGGCTGTTGCGGACGCTTTGGGTCAGAATTACAAGAGCCGTTTTGATTTTACCGAAGGCGGTGAGGGCTGGAAACATCTAGCCGAAGACCCAGCCGCATATCTCGCTGATGCGGCCACAGTCATGTCTGGTGGCGCTGGCGCTGCATCAAAATTGGGGATAATTTCAAAAACTGGAAATCTTGCAAAGTACGGGAACATGGCGGCAAACCTTGATCCAGTTCAGGCTGCAATGACGCTTACTGGTAAAGGCGTGTCCACAGTAGGTAAGGCTGTTCCTTATGGCTTGATGACAGCACAAAATGCCGCTAGCGGCATCCCGTTCAAAACACTCAAAGTTGCAAGGGAAGTTGGTTTAAGCGGTGACCCGCAAAAAGTAGAGGCGTTTGTTTCAGCCCTTAAGGGCAAACAGAAGTTTTCAGGGGAATCAGTTGATGCCTTGGAAAGCGCCATCGACGACATGGCGAACAAGGCCAATGACGCCTACATGTCCGATAAAAGAACTGCTTTCGGAAGATCGCAGCCTGTTGATATGGCAAGCCCTTCAGCGGCCAGAGATGTTGTTGAAAGCATGATCACGCCCCAAGGCGTTCTGCAATCACCCGTGGCATATGCGACTGGCGATCTGAGCGCGGCTAGAGATGCAGTAAACTTAATTGACAACGTTTTGACGCATCCTTCTGCCAAGGCAAACACTATTCAGGAACTTGATGTGGTGAAAAAAAGCCTAGACACGTTGGCTGGTCAAATCAAACACCCCGCCCTGAAAAGCCGTGTGCAGGCAATGGCTGGAGAACTTGTTGACGCAATGGCACAGACCGATCCAGCGTACGGCAAAATGATGTCTGGATGGAAGGAATGGAAGCGCCAACTCAACAACGTTAAAAAAGAGTTTGGCACAAAGGCCATGTCAGATGTGGCAAGAACCAGAAGGCTCTCAAAGGCTTTTTCATCAAAGGATGGAAATGAAATTTTTAACCTTCTTGAGGGAACCCCAAGCGGGCAGAACTTGCGCTATTCCTTGGCTGGAAATGCCATGAAGAATTGGAGTAGCGACCGCATGCATAATACCGTTGCTGGCCTTGGTGGTCCATTGGCTATGGGAATGACGATGGGCATGCACCCCGCAATGCTCCCAGCGTCCGCACTTGGATTGGCCCTTGCATCGCCACGGGTTGCAGGCACCACTCAATACAGTCTTGGCCGTGCGGAAAGGGCTGTAAACTCTGCCGCCCGAAAAGCTGCCGATGTCGTTGCCCCTCCGATCATTACGAACGTGGGGTCGCAAATCGGTTCGTCTATGGATGACCGCGAAGGCCGCAAATCGGGCGGTCGCGTGTCGTTGCATGATGTAGAGGCAGACCAGTTGGTTCGGGCCGCAGAACGTGCTAAGAGGGGACTGAGCGCCCACACAGAGGGCCTGCTAAACACGCCTGATGAGGCAGTGGCAAGCGCCTTGGAAATTGCGAATAGGAGCATCTGATGGCAACGACAAACAAAGGGCTAAGTCAGCCAGCAATCGGTTCCACAACATGGGGTACTCCATTAAATGGAAATGCCGATATTCTTGATAGGGCGCTGGGCAATTATGCCGATGTGGTTGGCACATCTGGCAGCGTGTCCCTGAATACCACACAAGTTCAGAGCATGTGTCTGAAGTCTGGCACTTTGGCGTTCACGGCTGACGTTACGTTTGTCGTTCCAAATGGTGTTTCTGGCCAGTGGGTGGTAGTCAACCAAAGCGCCTCAAACGTCTATAACCTGATTGTCAAGAATGCCGCCAGCGCCACCAGTGTCTCCATCCCAAATGGCCAGACCCGCACGGTGTATTCCGACGGTAATATTGTGTTTTTTGTGGACACACAATCACCGTCGGCGCTGCAAAACCTTGCCATCGGAAACGAATTTGCCACCACAAACGCAAGCTGCGCTGGCACCAACGCCACCATCACCTTTGCTGGGGGGTATCTGATTGCGGTGGGGCAGGTTATCAGCGTTAAGGGTGTCACCCCCACGGGATACAATGGCGTGTGGACCGTAACTGCGTCATCGGCTGGGTCCGTGACCTTCGTGGTTCCCACCACCCAAACAAGCCAGACCATTGCAGGCACGCTGTACTACGGGGCCATCACAGGCTCCACCATAAACCTGTCTGGCAAGGGCGCTGTGTCTGGCGTGGCCACACAGACTGAGGCGGTTGCGGGAACTGACAACACAACGCTTATGACGCCGCTGCGTCTTCGTGACGGACTGAACGCCTCTGGCACCGCCCCGATCTTCGCTTGCCGTGCGTGGGGTACGTGCGATGCAAGTGGAAATTTTGTTTCAGGCGGAAACGTAGCATCAATTAGCGGCTTAAATCCGACCACTGTGACTTTCACCACGGCAATGCAAGACGCAAACTATTCTGTTGTCCTTGGTGGATTTGGCGGCGAGAGTAACACCCGCTATCCCCATATAAGAAGCAAAACTACTGCAGGTTTTACAATGGCAAACGGTGCCAATACGGGCGGCGGTATGTCGTTTGCAGTGTTTAGGTAAAGACTAAACCCACACTACCCTGAACAGGTCACCGCCGCTACGTACAAGGTCACAGTTGAACCTGCCAATGGGTAGGCTCTCAACCACTGATGCGGGGAACGTGATCCGAATGGTCGCGCTTTGCCTGCTGGTCTTGTTGGCAACGGAATCACCATCCTCGTGAAACTTGAACGCAATATCCCCGTGCTGATTTACCATAACGTCAACAAATGGGATGTCGGGAACCATCCCGATTGGTATGATGATATATGCCACCCGTGGGTGCTTAAAGCTGCGGGTTATGCTGGCGACTTTCTTTTTGTGGCTCATTTATCTGACACCTTGACCTTGCCGATGTGCATCGTGTTCAAGGCAACTTGGCCCACACTGTAAAATCCGCCATCTTGCTTTCGGTAAAACTCCTCGACGACGACAAAATCGCACTCATTCAGCGTGTAAGTAAAATCATGGACAGATTCAGCTTCATGCTCACCGATCACTTGGTGAATGGAATTTCCGCTCCGCGACGGCATATTCAGGGTAATGTAAAATCTCATCGTGCATTCCTTTTTTTATAAATCCTCCACACCTCGTTCTCAACGTGGGGTCGGATTAATTCTGGCAGTCTAGACAGCGCGTTTTGCCTCGCCGCCTTACCATTCATGGATAAGATGGATATTGCCCCATCATAGATATGTTTGCTGCACACGGATTGGATTGAGGCGTCCTCGTCCTCAAGCCTCACCTTGCCAGTCAACACACGCCTAATACGCTCACTTGGCTTTAGCATCAAGCCACTCCCCAAATGCCTGCCAAGCGGCGTCAGCGCCCAGCGCGACACAGACAAAGCATCCAGCGGCCTGAGCGGCGCGCATGTAATCAATCTGCGCCTGATGAAGAGAAGACAGCATGTGATCTCTGCGTTTTAATTCGCACACAAAGCTGGGATTTGATGGGATGATGATGTCGGTTGCGCCCGTGGTCATCCCCTCACTCTTTTCCTTCGCCGCCTGCAGGTGCGTGCGCTTTCCCTCATTTCGGGGGTGTATGGCGATTGCGCCATATTCAGGGTGAAGCCGCCGCAGTCTTGCAAAAAAAGTTACCTGCTCCAGAGCCTCCGAGGGGCATTTCCCTCGGAAGTCCATGTCACCGTATACTTTTAGGTCGCTGGGGACTTTCATCTGCACTCTCATTGTAAGCAAAGACGCTGTAGAAACCGCTGTCAGCGTCTTTCGCATATGTAATCGTCTTGGGTACTGACCCGCCGAGATTGTCAAACAGGGCCTTCTGGATTCTGGCCTTGTGGAACGTCGGCTCTTTCAACACCCAGAATGAGAATGACCTATAAGGGGTGATCACGTCAACCCTGCGTGTGGCCTTTCCAGAGTTTGAGATGTGATCCCGCTCCTTCCACTCTACAACCTCGTCAGTCTGGCGGCGTGTTGGGTCTTTTTTCATATTCTTGAAGTCAACGGCCAGCTTTTCGTTGGGGTCAACAATCTCCGCCTTGCACTCAATGCAATACCGCGCCGCGATGTCATTCTCAGCGTCACACGCGCCGCATTTCTTAAATGTCCATCGGTGGTGACATTGGACCTCATCCCCCGCCAGGTTGACGGTGGCTCGGCAGCGGCGGCCAAAGTGCGCTGGCATTGGCCCCCACTCCGTCTCAATGGGGTTTCCGTCGAGGTCGAGAAAATGCCCATGGATGTCGATCTGGTATCCGTCAAAATTTGGCCGCGCCGCAAACGTATTTTCGGCCTCACACAGCGGGCAGACTGCCTTCAACTCTGACATCTCACCGCCCGAAACCGAAACCTTGATTTTTGGGTTGAAGATGTCACCATCAGGGCAGTGGCGCTCGATGTTTTGCGCATAGTCCAAGATCATGCAGTCGTTCTTTCCCGCGTCCCATCGCAGGCCACGGCCAATGATCTGCTGCAGCAGGCCGACGCTTTCAGTGGCACGCAGGAGGGCCACCACGTCAACGTGCGGCGCATCAAACCCTGTGGTGAGTACAGACACGTTGACGAGGTACTTGACTTGGTGCGCCTTGAAACAGCGCAGGATGGCGTCTCGCGTGACCTTTGGTGTCTCTCCCGTCACCAAGGCCGACATGTTGGATGGAAGGCTGGCCATGACCTCTTGGGCGTGCTGCACAGTGGCCGCAAAAATCATCACGCCCTTGCGGTCTGCGGATCGGGTGACGATGTCGGCCACGATCAGGGATGTCTTGCGGCCATGCCCGTGGTATGCCCTGTCAACATCAGAGGCGTTGAATTTCCCCGTGGTGTTGATCTCCATTGCCATCGTCTCATAGGCTTCGCCGCCCGTCTCAGACACATATGGCCGCGTCAGATACCCCGCCTCAATGAGTTCGGTTGCCCTGATGCGGTGAACGCAGGCGGCGAAATATGGGGCCTTGGTTTGCCACTCGGCCACAGGCGTGCCGTCTGGCCACTTGTTGAACACATATCCCGTGTTCATACGATATGGCGTAGCGGACAGGCCTATTACGCGCAGGTTCTCATTGGCGTCCCGCATGGCGTCGATGATGGATTTTACCGTCGGCGTCAGTCCGTGGCACTCGTCTATTATCACCGCAGCAAATTGGTTTCCAAAGCGCGATATTGCGTTGCTGACGGTGACTGGCGTGCCAAATACAACGGGATACCTCAAACTCTTTTGGCCAGCAGACGCACTAAAAATAGACGCCTTTGCACCCGTCAGCTTGTACTTGTCGGCGTTTTGCACCACCAACTCGGCGGATGGGGCCAAGCACAGGATATGCTTACCCCCAGACATCCTGTTGATCGACTCAGCCACGGCGGCGATGATGTGGGATTTGCCCGCACCTGTCGCTGCCTCAATGCAGCATGGTGAACGGCTTGTCTTCACCCACGACATTATGGCGTCGTGGGATTCCTGTTGGTATGGTCGGAGTGTCATTTTAGGGTCCAATATTTGGACGGCTTACCTCGCCACGGTTCAAGGTTTGCGTTGGGCGCAAGTTCCTTGATCGCCTTCGCGTATGAGATCGCACCAGCCTTTTCAACCTTGGTCAGCTTCTTGCCGCCGAATACAGCATTCTCCCCGCCGCACATCTCAACGATGCTCTCCAGCAGTTCCTTCTTGCGCTCCTCGGCCCGTGCGATGGCATCCTGCAGGTCGTTGTACTCTGCCACCATCTGCAGCGCCCGTGGGGTATCTACAGTAGGGCGCTTGTCCTCAAGGTAAGCGTCTGGCTCGTCGCACTCTGCCAAAAATTCCTGATAGAACGCCTTCAGCTTGGGCAGGTTTTTGTTAAGCCATGTAAAATCAATGTCCACGAGTTCTATTTTGCAATCATTCGGAGTCCACTGAAAAAAGTAACAGGCCAAACGACTGGCGCAAGACATTTGGATTTGCATCTGGGCGTAATAGTGTGGCTGATCTTTTATGGTTTTGAATGCCACTGGCTTTTCTTTATCACGCAAACCAAATGGGCATTTTATTTCAACTAAAAACATTCTTCCAACGTAACCATCAGGGCTTGCCCCAAGCCAGTCGTGATTAGGATGAACCAAAAATGACGCTGGATTTACCTCGAAGCCATGAATGCCCTCAAACACTTCTTTGGCCTCGTCCTCGTGGGTGATGCCCCACTGGGTGGCAATGTTGCCCTTAAACTCTGACGGCGCGCCGTGATAGGCACGCACCATGCGGCGCATCGCCTCTTCGCGGGTGCAGTTGGGGTCAACGCCAAGGATGGCCCCCACCATTGAGCCTGTGATGCGCCCCTTGCGGGCGTCAAACCATTCTTGTGATCTCTGTTCCATATTTAATCCTTAATTTTCTTAGCACGACCTTTTGCGGTTGGGCTGTTTTCACCAGTTCGAGACTTGCAGTATTCAATAAACCCAGAAGCATTTAGGTTTTCTTTTTGAGAACCCCAACTAAGATTATCTGGTCTGTTGTTTAGCGCATTCTCGTCGGCATGAAGAACATAAGGCTTTCCTTCAGGCGGCGCCCCATGGAATGCCTCGCATACGAGTCGATGCACCTTTAGGTTACCAAATTTTGAAGACATAACCCCAAAATATTCATGTCTTGCTGTTTTTGACGCTTTTGTCTTCGTGCCAAATATAGGTTTTGTCTTGTATTCCCTCATGCCCCCATGGGGCATTTTTGCGGTACTATCTGGCAACTTTATCCTGCCAAAACTTGATGCTGTGACGCCCAAATACGAAGGCACTGGACGCCACTCTTCTTTTTCTTCCATTATTTTCCCCAGAGTTGATATGGTATCTATTCTAGAGAAATATCACTTCAGATTAGATCATGCAAGGGGCGAATGGGATCGAGTCGTCATCTAAGGCATGTTTCTGCCCCATTGACCCACGCCCTGCCGCAGCCTTGGCCTGTGACGCCTGCAGCTTCGCCAGTTCCTCTGGGCTTGTCCGCTCAGAGTTCTTTGGCGCAACCGCACCGACCCAGTTACCCTCAATCAGAGCGCCCGTCTCGCGGTCCTTCTGCGACCACACCATGGTCTTGATGACCATGGGCTTCATTGTCAGAGACGACGTAAGGTCGATGTCTGTCGGCATAGCACCCTTAGCGGCCAGCTTTCCGCCCGCGTTGGCGTCAATGGCCATCAGCATCCGTTTTGCCTTGTCGCGCTTTGCCTTGGCCTTGTCTTCGCCCTTTTTCAGCGCCGCTGGCTCATAATCGTCAACCCACAGCTTCTGAAAAATTTTGCGGTTTGCCAACTCTTCTGGCTGCAAGACAGTCCAGCGGATGCTGATAAACTTGTCGCCGTCGTTGTTGCGGTCCCACTTGGCCTCGTCGATTGCGGCCAGCACCTGCGTCCCCTCTGGGATGACCTCGATCTTGCCACCACCAGCGTCAAACGCGCCGTTGTTTTCTTCGTCCTTGAGGTTAGTGTTGTCTGACAGTTTCCAAAAATCGCTCATTTCACGTCTTCCTTCTTAACTTTAATGGGTTTCGGCAGGTATTCGGCAAACGGGTTGACCCCGATTTCCAAAGTAATTGGCTCGTTAATACCAAAACGGTTTTTCGAGACGTTTGCGGCCATCGCGTGGCACACCATCTGGCGCGTGCCATCAGAGTGGGCCTTTTTCAAGTCGCCGTCGCCAACAACGTAGGTTTCAAGCCGAATGAAGCCGATGGCGTCCACGTTGTCGATATACGGCAGGGTGGACTTCTCGTTCATCCGCATGGCATATTTGGTGTATGCGTTTGCGTCTGGCGGCTCAATCCGAACCGTCTCGGCGTGGGCAACAAACACAACGTTCATGCCCTTGTCCATCAGGATGCCGCAGGCGTTACGGACACGGCGGTGCAGACTGGCAATCATGTCACGGCCAGCGCCATACCCACCGTGGGCCTGATTGAGGCTCTTTGGCTTTTTAGGGTCCGTATCAAGGACGTGATCCGTGAAGATCGTGTCCAGCGTGGTAACCGTGTCGATGACCAATGTCTGATACTCGTGTTCCTCGCGGATCAGAGCCGTCAACTGCGCCCACAAGTCATCAACAGACTTGATCAGCGGTAACGCATCAGGCATCATATCTTCAGGAACAGACCGAAGCCCGTCCTCTGATCGGATAAAGATTGGTTTTGGAAACGTGGCGGCAAGACTGGTCTTACCGAGGCCCGCGTCACCGAGAATGGTGATCGCAACTGGGCGTTTTTGCGGTTTACCCGCAGTAGCAAGAATACTCATCTTCTCTCCTTTTCTTCTTCTCTACGGGCTTGACCATACGGGCCTAATGTGGGTATGTCAACACACACACCACACACTTTTGAGGAAAAAAACATGCTTGATGATGATGAACTGTTGGATGCGGTGAAAAAAGCCTTAGTTGGCAGATACTTAACCTTCGTGGCGGAAAAGACTGGCCTGCACTACAACACGGTTTGGAAAATTGCCCACGGTAAGACCAAGCCGAACCGCGATACACTTGAAACGCTGTCAGCGCACCTATTTGGATGAATTATGGAATATCGTGAATTTTGGGAGGCAGGATACAGTGTATTCGGCCTTCATGGCCGTGGCCCCGACGGCAAGTGCGAATGTGGCAACCCACACTGCCCAGACAAGAGCCTGTTCAAGCATCCCCGCGTCAGCAACTGGCAACACACGCCATGCTGGTCCGAGGAACAGTTTGAGACAATGGAACTCATGGGCCACTTCAAAACTGGCTGGGGCCTCGTTTTAAACAAGGACACTGTCGTTGTTGACGTTGACGCCCGAAACGGCGGCCTGCAGGGTTACGCCGATCTGCTGGCTGACCACCCTGAAGTCGCAGGCTCTGGGCTGATTGTCGGCACGGGTTCGGGCGGCGGGTCAAAGCACCTGTATTTCACAGTGCCGAGCGGCACGTCTCTGGTATCAAAACTCAACAAGTATAAGGGCATCGACTTCAAGAGCGGGGCGGCATTTGTCGTGGGCGCTGGCTCAATGCATGCCAGTGGTAATCGGTACGAGATTCTGTACGGATCAATCGACGACATCGACAAATGCCCTACCAGTCTGCTGGACGCGCTGCGCGTGCCTGAGAAGCATCGCACCGAGGTGAATGGCATCGACATCGACGTGTCCCATCAAGACCTTGCTGACATGGCGTCCCACGTTGCCCTGTATGACGAGTACGAGGTCTGGGTAAAGGTGGGCATGTCGATACACCACGCCTCTGGCGGGTCCGCATTTGCCGTCTGGGATAAGTGGAGCGCGCAGAGTCCGAAATACGATTCTGACGAGATGCAGAAGAAATGGCATTCGTTTGGCCGATCTGCAAACCCCGTCACGCTGGCCACGCTGGTTCACTACGCCGAGCAGGGCGGGTGGGTCAGGCCCGTCACCTTCACGCCAACCATTCAGTTTGAGGATGCGCCAGTTGAGGAGGCAGACATCGTCGAGATCGACACCAGCAGCATCGATCTGCTGCGTCCCCCAGGCCTGGCTGGCCAGATCGCTGAATGGATCGAAAGCAGATCGCGGCGCAAGCGTGAGCGCCTGTCGGTCATGGGCGCGATCTTTGCACTGGGTAACATCTGCAACAGCAAATATGTTGATGACATGGACAACGTCACCTCAAACCTGTTTGTGTTCAACGTGGCGGGATCGGGCAGCGGCAAGGAGGCCGTGCAGGGTGCCATCAAAGAAATCCACAAGATTTGCTACCTGTCTGCGGCCACGCATGGCTCAATCAAGTCCGAGCAGGAGATTGTACGAAACCTTGTCCGAAATCAGCCCAGCTTCTACATCATTGACGAGATTGGGTTCTTCTTAAACAAGGTGAAGAACGCGCAGGAAAAGGGTGGCGCGCAGTATCTAGAGGGCATCTTTGGCACGCTGATGTCGGTGTATTCCAAGGGTGACGAGTTTTTCCTGCTGAGTGGCGACGCCGCCGACGAGGTCCGCTCCGCGATGCGCAAAGAGATGATGCAGCTTGAGAAGGCGACAGAGGAAAATGGCCCCAAGCAATCCATTGAGCGCCGTATGGTCAGCCTGCAGCACCAGATCAACAACATTGATCAGGGCATTGAAAAGCCATTCCTGTCCATGTCTGGCTTCACCACAAACCACAATTTCGACAACATGGTGACCTTTGAGACGGCAACAAACGGGTTCATCGCCCGCGCCATCCTCTGCACCGAGCGCGATACAACGCCGCCACGCAAGAAGAATTGGCAGAAGACAGAGATGCCAGAGAAGATGCAAAACACACTGCGCCAGATTTCCACGGGTGGCATATTTGACATGTCTGAGTTCGCAAACTCGCGGATTGAATACTACGGGCCAAAGATCGTCATCCCGACATCGGCAGACGCCCGCAAGATGCTCAATCAGGTGGCCGACGTGTTTGACATGCTGGCCGACCAAAACAAGTCTGGCGCGGGCCTTGAGGCGCTGTTTCTGCGCGGTTACGAGCAGGTGGCAAAGGTGTCCTTCATCCTGTCCATCCCCGAAGGCCTGCGCACAGAGCAGCATGTGCGTTGGGCCTACGCCCTGATCAAGCGTGACATCATCGAGAAGATGCGTCTGGTGGTGTCCAATGACCGCATGAAGGACGCCCCAGGTGAGGCCTTGCGGGCGCGGATCGCAAACGCCATCTCTGGCGATGAGGGTGAGACGCTGGGCGTGATTGTAAACAAGTGCCGCCCATTCAAGCGCGCAGACATTGAGACGTGCCTGCAGAAGATGGTTGATGGTGGGCATGCCAAGACGCAGGACTCGATCCACAAGTTTACAAAGAAAACGATCACGCGGTACATCTTGGTGTGAAAATAGATGTTGACGGGGCAGTTGCCACACGATAATAGTGCTTTCAGAGGCAATGGGCCTCGCCAACATGGAGATTACGATGACACCTTCTGAAATTATGATTGCAGCAATTGCGTTGGAAGAAAAAGTTGCGGCCAAGGGCTACTACATGCCCAAGGTCACGTCCTACATCCGTTGGATCGGATATGAACTGACCATCAATCTGGAATACCGCACGGCGGCTGGTGAATCCAGTAAGGACCAGTTTTACCACGGGACCGTGGATGAAGGCTTTGGGGTGCTGTTTGCACGCGCAAATACCTTCGTTGACGGCCTTCCGTCCATCCAAGAGGCCAAGCGCAATGACTTCATTGCCTCGCTTGGCCGCATCATCGACAAGGGCCGCGAGATCGGCATCGAAGTTGAGTTCCTGAACCCGCTCACAGAAATGATGGGCAAGCTTTCCACCAATATCATCGAATACAAGGAGTAATGATGATGGACAGATTTATGCTAATCGTCGCTGCGGCCCTTCAGGGGGCCGCGTCAAACACAACCCTGTCACCCACAGAGTTGGCGCAGCGCGCTATTGCCATCGCCCTTGAGGTGGGCAACCAGATGGCGGACGCCGACAATGAGTCCCAGTAATGTCAAAGAGACGCGCCACAGGCTGCTTCTGTCCGTATCTGAGTTTGCAACAATGCTGGACACAGACGCCTCTACCATCCGCAAGATGGAATTAAGCGAGGGCAGTTCTCAGCACCGAAATCCAGCGCCACGGATGGTCAGGCTGATGGATGCGTATATGCGTGGGTACAGGCCACACGATTGGCCAAAATGAGTGAGGGGGGCATTTCTGCCCCCCTTTTTTATTTGTCTTCCTCGTACATCTCGGTCAGCAAAATTCCGATAAACTCGTCGAGGCCCATATCTCCGCTGGGCATCTGCAGCAATATCCAATCCACCACGTCGCGCTTCAGGTGCCACATGGATTTTGGCATTGTGGGAATGCTGACCATTTGGCAGCACCTGTCCAAGTCCATTCGCGTTTGCTTGGATATTTCATAAATGGTGCTGCCGTCCAACCACATGCGCCGTGCGCGCTTTGAGGCGTTCCCCCACTCATGTGACGGCACGCTCCGCAGCCTGACATATGGCACGTTGTTGTCCACGCAGATGCGCCTTACCCTGTCATAGGACAGGCCCAAGATCGCCGCAGATTGCTTGAGGGTGTGCGTGGTGAGTACCGCCAACTCTTCGGGCGTTGGCGGTGGCCGCTTGTGCTGTGGCATCAGGATACCCGCCAGTTCCGCATCACGCCAGCAACGGTGCGGCAGGAGACTTTCCACCCGTGCTTTTTCCCGTAGTTGCAGAACGTCGCGTGTACCGTTCGGGCGTAGCGGCGCTCTTCTGGCGTATTAGCTGGCAACGCAAAGCTGTCGCCCTCCACCATTTTTTTGAACACTTCATAAAATACAGCGTGCTTGTGGCGCGGCAGTCCTACGGGTATTCCTTTTTCAATCTTGATCATTCGATTTCTCCTGATTCGATGGTGGTTTTGATGCAACGGATCATCTCAATCTCAAGGCCGTCGGCCTCAAGTTCTTCGCGCATTGGCATGATGTTTTCGCCGCAGATGCTGCTGCTGCTAAACGGCAAGAACGTCTCGTAGCCTTGAAATGGGCCATCGCCAAAGGTGATGACCATGATTGTCCAGATCGTGATCATTCAAAAATCCTTCCATAAGTAATGTTTTTCTGCGCTCTGATGTCGCTGTTTGACCATGTCCAGCATTCGCCAGTTTCGTCTTGAAAGCACACCCAGTTGATATTGTGTTCAATGCCATAGTCTACCATGACATGGGCCAACGCCGACCCCCTTGGGGTGTTGACTGGTATCGGTGGGTTTAGTTGGATCATCATTCTGTTTTCTCCAGTTCAGCAAGAAGGGTGCTGGCGTCATCCAGTGCGTCATACCAACTCTCATGGTCGTCTGCGTGGGCCGTGAAAAGGATCACCTTGATGACATCCACAGCCTTAGCCAGTTTGGCTCGTAACTGCCCTGCATCTTCTTCTAGTGCTTTGCCGAGTTCGTTGGATAAATCCAGTTCTTTCACCAACTGCTCAATGCGGTCGGCGGCGGCGTCTGGCACATCCGAATAGCTGTCAAAATATCGCAACTCTTTGATCAGTTCTTCATCAGTCATTTTTTTTCCCCTATCAGTTCAAGTATTGCGGCGGCGACTTCATCCGCGCCGTCTGACATCCCCCGCCAGTGAGGATCAGCGCGGTGCGGGGAGTGAATGTTTCTGTATTCAGCCCACCACTCAGAAGCCAACGCCTCCGCCATTGTCGCAGCCTCACGCAGCGCAGCATTGCGAATAGAATCTTGGTCTTTTACCAACTCCTCAATGCGGTCGGCGGCGATCTTTAAAGTTGGGATGTACTCCTGTTCACGGCGTAGCCAATCAACAAGTTCCTTATCTGTCATTTCTTCATCGGTCATTTCTTTTTCCTATCAGTTCCAGAATGTTGTCCGCATCATCATCATCGTATCCAAGGCGAAGCAGCCATGACGCCGCCTCACGCAGCGCAGCCTCACGGATGGTGGCGGGGTCAACAGCACGGGTGTTCCATGCGGCGATAGCCTGATCCGCAGTGGGAAAATAGCCATAGCCCAGCATAAAGATTGCCCCGTGACAGTCAGAGTATCGGCAGGACACAGCAAAAGAATCCCGCCCATCGTAGTCTGTCTTGCAGATTGTGTTCTTGTCGCCCCCGCAGAACGGGCATGGTTTCATGTCTGACTGGCTCATGCCAATGCCCTCACGATGGCGAGGAACAGCGCGTCCTTCTTGCGCTGAAACTCTGGCAGTTGGTCATATGGGACCATGCAGGGGTGGGTCTTGGCGATAGGGTCTTTGACCTCGCCGTAAATCCAGCCATCCTCAATCTTTTCAGCCATCCAGTTGCTGTGCATGTCTGCTATCGTGACATTTGGGCGGCGCAGCGCGTATTCGACGCCGTTGATGGCGCTGTCGATCTGCCACTCTGGCGCATCATCCCAACTTAATTGGCTGTCATCATCGTTTGCGGCGCACCATGCGCGGTTTGCCTCATGGCATACCTTGGCGATCAGGCTGATATTTTTCATTTCATTGTCTCCATCATGCTTTCGATGAAGGCTTGCGCCGCTTGGGCAACGATTGCATTGCCGTAACCGCGCAGTCGTCCCACTCTTTCGGCAGACCCATAAGCCAGCGGGGATGTGCTGGGTTCAACTGGCCGCCACTTTCCATCGCGGCAGAAGAGCCAATCAGCATCTCGCCAGAAGCCGTTAGTCGGGCTGGGCCGTTGTGATTGAACGCTGACGCTGCCCCCCGCAGATTGTGCTTGCTCCACTCCCTGTCCTCGCTGGCTTCCGTTGATGGGGTCCATGTGTCCGCCACTTGCGGTGTCGGCCAAGCCGATAGCTGCGCCGTTACGTCCAGCGTGTCTGTACTGATCTGCCCGTCCCTCGTCCTGCCACCCAGGTAGCCGCCCTTGTGATCCCGCGTTGAAGCTGTCGGCCAGCCCGTTTGATGCGCCATCATCGGTAGCGTCATCCCGCCCACCCCCTTCGTGCGAGAACTGGACAGGCTCGTTTCCAAATGGCGTTTGTTGCGGTCCTGTTTTGTCTCCCACGTTTCCTCTGAGGTGTCCGTTGTTCGTGGAGTTGCCCAATGCGTCAAGTCGGCTTCCGACCCACCAGAGGCGCCGACGGATGTGCGGAGCGCCGACGCCCGCCGCGCAGAGATCGACCGCCCCGCTGGCGTAACCCGTTGCTTCCAAGTCAGTGCATACAAGGTCGAGCCAACCGAGGCCGTCTTTGCTTGCCACTTGCTCACCAAAGACGATGTCAGG